CAATCAACGCAACACTTAGAGCTATGATATCTTGTTACGTCATTCGTATCCCTGATCATTAAATTACAAATTGGGCAATCTATAGGAACGTATGAAACATCATGTGCATCTGACATATGAGTCCTTTCCGTTCTTTTGGATGTCCAAGACGTTATCAACCACGTCTTTCATAGCATCAACGTGAGATATGATAAGTATGTTTGCAAAATACTTCTTAAGAGATTCAAGCAGTCTGGAGCATGCCTCAATGTTCTTATCATCTAAAGCTCCAAACCCTTCATCTATTATGAGTACGTCGCTCCTTGGCGCATTACATACGTTGATTAGTGCGACTCGAAGGGCTAGCGAAGAAATCATTTTTTCCATTCCGGAACCACACTCAATTATTCTCCTTGAATCTCCGTAATCTATAAAGATCTCCATATTGTTAGACTCTAAATCGGCTTCAAGGGAAAGGTCAAAGTTTACAACTCCTTGTAGGATCTTTGTTAGCTCATTGTTGATTTGTGGTAGCTGTAAAGACAAGATTGTGAGTGGGATACCCTTCTTGTCAACAGCTTGCATAAACACGTTATATGTCTCCCACCTTGACTTAACAGCGCCGAACCTCCGATTCTCTTCGATCAAAGTAATCTTCTTCTGCTTTGCCACACTTATCTGTTCAGTGAGGTATAATCTCTCTGCATCAAGATTGCTTATTCTATCCTCAACTTTCTTTAGCTGATCTCTCATTGCGATTACAGCCGTATCTTTTTCTTCGTCGATGGAGCGAAGGCGCATCTCTCGAAGTTGAGTCTTTCCTTCCTTTATGAAGTTGATAGCATCCTGATGATCACTTTCAATCTCTTTCATTTCTAAACGAAAGTCTGAATGGCTAATTCTCAAAGAGCTCTCTTTCTTCAAGAGGTCCTCGTATTTAAGCAGTCTTTCAGACAAGCCCTTTTCCATCAGCGCTTGTATATTCGACTTGAGGGCTCTTAACTCTTTTCTCACACCAGTTATAACAAGTTTTTGATCATCTAACTCAGAAGCGCTCTTGTGGGCATCTTTGATGTACGGACATTTTGGGAATTGGTCACCACAAGGCACTCTCTCAAGTTTTTTAGCGGACTTTTTCTTGCTGTCAAGGCGTTGTAGTTCTAACTCTAACTTTGACTCTATTAGTTCTTGCTGCGACTGTAGAGCTTTTTGAGTATCAAATTCTTTCCTCAGTTCTTCAATGGGGAACTGCTCTTTTATAAGGCCAATCTTTTCTATCTTTTTTGAAGCTGTGTCAATGCTGTTAGACAGCTCAATTATCTTTTTTGAAAGAGTTTCGCGCTTGGTGTTCATATCAGAAAGCTTTTGTACCTGCTCCTGTATTTGCTCTTTCGTATAAAGCTCTGAATCTGGTAGAGCAGCTAACTTTATCTTTAGGTCATCCCTATCTTTCTTAAGAGATACTAGCTCTTCCTCTACTTCAGATATCTCCAAATTTAGCTTCTCTCCAAGGGATGACTGTTCATCAATCAATTCTTGCCAATTACGATCAGGAGCAGATCTCATCTCCCCTCGAAGCTCAGACATCTCTCCCTTAGCTATCTTTAACATGTCATCAAAGATCTGTAAGTCCAAAAAGCGGGTCAGTATATTCTTACGTTGTGTTGAGCCCTCTTTGATGAAGGCATCCATTCCACCTTGAGAAGCGAATGACGTCATCATAAAGTCGTCTACAGTACCGACTAATTCGCGCAGAGTCTTTTCTGTTTCTCTGCGCTGTTCACCGGTTGCGTCTTCTATTGGGTTACCCGATTCATCTATTCTGAATAGATTCAAATTCGTTGGAGCAGATACGACACCGTTTCTGTTGGTTCTCTTTACTGTCTGTCTTTCTGCTCTCCACATCTCTCCAGCTACTGAAAAGTCGGCGGCGGCTTTGCAATAATTCTTTCGATTGTTTACGATATGGATGTTCTTAAGAGTGCCACGATCAGAGGCATTAAATAGAGAATAAGATATCGTGCCAGGAATTGAAGATTTGCCGACCCTGTTCTTACCGAATATTCCCGTTATACCGTTCAAGGTATCGAAATCTATTATGTTGCCTTCTCCATACCCAAACGTGTTATCAAAATTTAGGCGCCGAAGTCTCCACTGGTGTGACTTGGCGGAGGCCTCTTGAACACACCTTCCGAATACGTCTTTATGCAGTTCTCGTAGTGACTGTCTGTCTTCATCAGAAAGCTCCATACGCTTGACGTATTCAGACATCAAGGCGTCTTGTTGTTTGAAGCTTCTAAGGTCATTCCTTGATATTTTCCCGATGCTTGTCGCGATCTCAGTATCAGCCCCCTTGAAGCTTTCCTGCTCATTCTTGGAGACGACCTCATACGCATCGTACTTTTCCCTTAAGGAATTCTGAAGCTGCTTAAATTCAGTTTGAGTCATCCCTTTATGGATCACTCTAAACCTTGAACCTGTCCAGTCATCTTGGACTTCATCCAGTGTCGAAGAAACATCTCCTTGCCACTTTATTGAACGAAAAGCATGGTCATTCTTCAGTTCTATAAATTTAACATCAAAGTCGTCTTTATCTCGAATTTCCCAAAACAAGAAACCTTTCTCAACGTCCTCGCCATAGTTCTGTTGTATCGTAGAACCAGGGTATGCTACTTTTTCAGTCAGAAACTGTCTCTTGTGGATATCTCCCAGCATAGTGTAGTCGAAGCCTTTAAAAAAGTCAACTTTAACGCTATCGCCATTAATTTCCCAGTCTTGGTCAGTTAGTGAACCATTCACAGGACCGTGATATAACGCAATGTTGATTCCATCTTCCGGAGGCTTTAAGTCAGGCCAGCCCTTAGGGTCAAAACAACAAAATACACACCAGTTGTACCCGGGAATTCCCGTCGGATACACTCCTGTACCCTTCATGAGTTTGATTCTAGGGTCACCAATCGCTCTTACAATCGGCGTAACTGCATCTAAACGATCTTCGTTTGTCATTAGACCGTCATGATTGCCAAGTATTATATGCACTGGAGCAATGTCAGCAAGGCTGGTGAACCACCAGCGTAGGATATCGATTAGCTCTGGTGAGATTCCTTGGGTTTTAGAATGTACAATGTCCCCACCCAAGAAGATGATATCAGGTTGCAATTCTTTTAGTTTCTCGAATGATTGAGAAAACACTTTTCTATATTCGTCGTGGCGGGAAAGGCCTCGAAAGTGAATATCTGCAAAATGCGCGCACTTTAAAGTCATTAATTAATACTCCAATATCTATATTAAGGAGCCGGAGCGAATTGTACTTATTAGAGATCTCAATCTATCGTTCGAGGACCACGGTACTGCTCGCTCAAGCATTTTAGACAGTTTACCGAGAGGCATTTCTCCGACATCTGTATGGGGCTCTATGTCTAAAGTTTTTACATCAACGTCATATGAGTGCAGTAATGACGCAATTTTCTGTGATTTTAGTTTAGCGTCCGGATCAAGTACTAGAGTCACGGGTGTATTATTCTTAACAATTTCTTGGAATAACAGGTGGTTCTCGCTTAAAGAAGACCCGAGCAGGCAAGTAGAGTTTTGAACACTCTTTATTAAGTCAAATGGTCCTTCTACCAAAATCAGTCGCTTAGACCAGTCTATATTAATCTGGTTAAAGATAATTTCAGACCTCTTTACTTTTGGGTTTACATACTTCCTGTTATCTTCATCGATTGAGCGAGCAGTGTAGTAATTTAAGAAGCCCTCTGAATCGAAAGACGGAATTATAACTCTTCTGCGTAGACGACCGGAGGGAACGGCTCCCATTTTAAAATACCACATTTGCTTCTCGGTAACCCCACGCTGAAGAACATACTTTTTTACAGCCTTAAGATCCGGATCGGCATTTCTACCGATGGCTGCTAGTAGCCTAAAGTTTTCAGGAAGCGTAATTCTCTCTTGTTGGGCTTCTTTTTCTTTTACCTGTTTGTGAAAGATGTCTTCAGCGATGTTGTAATATCGAGGAGCGTGAATCTTGAAGAAACGAGCGAGGCCCTTACCTCTTGTACCACACACCCAGCAGTGATAAAACTCATTATCAACCCTAAGACACAGCTTCTTCTTATGCTTTTTTCCGTATGTCGAACACTTCGGATTAATACAGCAGATCGCAGCATTAACTCCGTCTCTATCTAGAAGAACGTCACCAAAAGCATCTCGAATCAGCTTTATTCTTTTTCTTATGAGAAGATCTTCACTCATTAAACACAACCGGCTGCTGCTACAATATATGCATCTGCTATATCATAACAGCAATCGGCTGGTATTACATGACCTTTTCTTGCGCCTGACTTGAGGGTTCGAGTCGGCCACTCGAAAGTTGGTTCCTTCTCTTTCACAAAATTTAAGACTTGGTCTTTCGTGGTTACATCAGACTTCTTGATTATTTTCAAGCCAGCGAGTTTTCTAGCAGAATTGACGTTCACAAACTCTGGCTGGACATTTAGCTCTTCGAATGCGATAAGAGTGACAATACCGTTGAATCTTGCCAGCGTAACGATTGTCTTTGCGCTAGAGAATCCAGGACGGAACGCTTGTAGATTCTCTTCTATCGCGACATCTGTTACTTCATGATCTCTGCTTATATCACGTAGTGCTTCGCGGACGGCTAGTGCTTTGTCGAAGATGTCTTTCTTTTTTGAAAGCTCAACAGCCCCGGCAGTGACTATGCTACCTGCTTCATTTAGCAAACACCACCCGACATTTGATGTAGATACGTCTAGTCCAAGCCTCATTAAAAGTCCAGCTTTATCCTAATCACAAACTTATCATTCTCTCTCTTGACTAAAGCTTGAGAGAAATTTGTCTTACTTATAATATTAAGATTTTCGTCATGTAAGTTAACGTTAGTGATATAGCAAAACTTTGTGCCCTCATCAGCAGGCTGATCCGTGGGGTCTAATTGCAGGAACGAAGGATTCGTAGAAAGATCTAGATCACCACGATCTGCAGGTACATCTATACGCAAAACGTGAATGTTTTGTTGACCATCAAAAGATACCTCAAACTGATCAGCGCCGAAACGTGGAATGAGGGGTGTCTGTACTGTTGCAATACCTTCTTCATATAAAAGGGCGCCGACAGGATTCCACTTTGCTCTTGGAGTATCACAGTCGGCCCTGTATAGGCTCCCGCTGTGATCGTTAAGTGTTATGGCAACTCTACCGCCGGAGCCTGTTATAGACGAATCTGTCAACACATACGTACCAGGATCAATCTTATTTCCGTAGAACAGATTACTAGCATCAAAAATTGTGATTTCATTTGATGAAGGGTCTCGAGTTCTATTATAGATCGTCAATATTGAGCCAGCTGGAACACTTGGGTCATCAGGAGTGGCTCCTTGTAGGCTTTCAGATATACTACCTTCTGTCTCTGTACCTAACAATCCTCTACCAACCGATGCCGTTGGCAGCAATTCAGACAAGTTGACAAGCATTAGATTTTTAGAGCCAGAATCATCCTTATACAAAGACAGTGAACCCGTCAGTCCGGGATCCGTTATACCCTCCTCAAGAAGCCCAAAGTTTGGTATAAATAAACCGTTGTCGTTTGGAAGAATCGTCAGGTTTCTCTTTCTAACGCTACCTGTTGTGAACAAGAAATTATTTGCAGTTGACCACCCAGTCGAATCGTCTATTGTTGATCCAGACAACGCGAATAATCGAGGCCACACACCTTCTACGAATTCTTTGGTAAAGTTTTCTAAGTTTAGATAGTGTCCGCCGACGCCGAATGATAGGGGAACGTTAAACGGGTCGTCAGTAGATCCCCTAGCAGTCTGGAATGGCGTTTGCAAAACATCACGCTCTGCTGTGTCTTTTACGAAGAAGGGAGGAAGATAGAAGAGAAGCCCTGATGACTTTTCACTCTCCAAGCTCGTAAATCCGTTCTGGCGAGCTTCATCAATCTCAAAGTCTGTACGATACTTGTTATAGATCTTTACCTCATGAACTTCTGCGTTCAAGGGGTGAGTGAAAGAAAAGATATCTGGTTCACCGGGCTTGTCAGCAGGATTAGTTTCATGTGTGATAGTCGGACCGTAGTAATTCATTATTCCGTCAGAGTAAGCAACATCCGGATTAAAGAACTGTGAAGTGTAGTCTTCAGTTGTGCCTCCATCTGAATTAGGACCGACATAAAAGTTACCAACAAATAAAGCGTCTGGTGGGCCTAAGCCAGACAGAGAAGGTAGCCCTCTATCTACAGTACTCGGTAGCTCACGCTGTAGATAACTACCACTCAATGCGGAAGTGGGAATATCAAAAGTTCCCTTAGTCTCACCGTCGATGATGAAGGAACCTGTGGAGTTCTGAGTATTATTGTCCCACCGAATGCAACAGTGGTGCCAGCGATTTCTAGTAAGTGAATTATCTGACGACGAAAATATGAAGTCATAAGGTTCAGTACGAGTTGAGTCGTTTAGAGTTAAACTACACTCTGATGGCGGTATCTCTGCAGAATGACTCAACTGTAACATCAGTCTGAAGCCATCCACAAAGCCATTAGAATCCCTTGAGCTTCCAGAGACAAGGGAAACAGCATACGAACTAGAAAGATGCAACAGAGTGCCGGCTGGAAACTCTCCATGACGTGTGAATTCATGATACCGGGGGTTGATATAAAACTCAAACGAGAATGATCCAGTAGGTCTATATTTGTATGACCCTGTTGCGGGATATATCAATACCGCGTCTTCAGGTACCGTATCATCTTGTGTTGAGAAAAAGTTTAGGGTGTTATAGTTCGTGAATGCCCAGTTACAAGCCTTACCATATCTAATTCTATAGAACGGATACAAGACGTCCTTGATGACGCACTTTCTTATCGTATCGCTAGTAAAGCGGAATGAAGGTTCGAATCGAAAGACTTCGACCTTCTTGTTGAGTCGAGCGTTGGCTGTCTCTGCATTCACGGCAGTCAAGTATTCTTCTAAAGAATTCTTGTTAACTCCCGTCTTTATTATATCTTGTCGTAACGACTCAGCTGTTTCATCATCTACAAGGTCATCAGAAAAAGAAAGAACCACCTCTTTCATCTGCACGGATGCGCCGGGATACACAGGTATCGATCCCGTGACACCACTACTGGATGATGAAAAGGTTCTCTTAGGTTTCGCTAAGACCTTGAAAGAATCGAAATAGCTTTTGTCCAGCTTGAAAAGGGACACTCGGACCCCCTACTAGAAATCGAGTCGCACTCGAACAGTCAAATCCTTCTCATCATTCTTCTCAATAGGGCGAGAAAGCTTTGCGACGGCTAGTAGATTGTCATTCACATCGTATAGACCAACAGTCGTAATGTACGTGAATGAGCGTTGCACGTCTTCTTGTCCTTCTTCAATCACTCTGATCCTGTTATCAGAATCGGTGTATGTTGGGTTAGAAGAATAGTTGAATTCGTCTGCTGTCGCTCTGCAGAAGATAAGAGTAGAATTGATGTTTGTATTGTTTTGGAACGTCGCAGCTGTCAATGAACCTGACGAAAATCTAGTCATACTAAGGTGATCAACAATATCATCAATGCTAGCAGATGTCATTAAGTCAGGAACCAACTTGGTCGCGCCAACGCCGGCGCTGAACGAAGATAGTCCCATTATTTCCTTGCCATACGGCACATCTAGATTGTCCGCGCTAGAAGCTGCAACCATGGCAGAGATCGCGCCTGAGAGATACTGGTCTCCTGCAACTGCTCTTAATTGTGAGGCAGCGCTTCCTCGACCACCAAGGTTGAGAACGACTGTTCCGGCATCGTAAAAAACAAGCCCTACGTGCTTAGATGAGTCGGTGGAATCGACAAGGTTACCAACCTCCCCGCCGAAAGTTCGGCGTCTGTTAGTCGATGATCCGAAATCTGTAAAGATACTGGCAGACCCGGTCGCTGTTTGAAATAGATTTTGCTCACCGGTGACTGCATAACTCCTGTTCGTTTCATCAGCTCCATTCGCGAATTGATACATCTTCATTGCGAACGTTTCTCGCTTGATCTTGTCTCTTGTAAACAGGCGTTTGAAAGATATAAACGCGGCGTTGTCTACCTGGTCATCGGTGTTCGTGGATCCGTAAGGCGTAGAGAATGATAGAGAAGAATCGCCTAGCAGATTGGCGGCATACTGTCGATATACATCAACCTTTTCTCTCATCATCAAAGACTGAGACGGGAAAAGAAGTTTACCATTTGAGTCAGTACCTGTTGAAGAACTGAGAACTGTAGCCCCAGATTCGTAGACACCAACCGTCATGTCAAAAAGCGGATTTGCTGTCTGTAAGGTAAAATCTTGATCATATACTGTTTGGTACAAAGATGATGTTACACCAGGACCAACGCCACCTGTCACGAACTGTTGGTATGACTTCCTTGTCGCAGAACCTGATATATCTTCTTGAATAACATCGACCAGTTGGTTCAGGACAGAACGTGATGTCTTTACGTCCGCTGCTGATATTTCTTTAAACGTTGCCACTTTTTCCTCACTTCTCTATTGTAGCCGTCAATTGGACTACGACGCCAGACTGTACACCTGTTGCTGAAAATGTAGTGGAAATTTGATTTTTGTTATCAGCATCACCATAATAGGTAAACACACTATCTGATATAGAGCGCGTCTTAATTTCTAATGTCAATGTAGAGCCGCCGGCGGCTGTTGTCGCCGAGTCACGGGTAACGATATACGTTGCAATTTCTTCTGAATCGATAGAGTCAGGTGTCTCACCCCCGCCGAGCTCCAGAAATCGATAGGGCAGCTTAACGAGGAATGTTTGATCTCTCAATTCTGGTTCAATGGTATTCTCATCAGCGAGAGCTTGGGTGAACACAATCGTTTGAGTAGCATTAGCTCCAGATCTCTTAAACGCAAGATTCGTCCCGGTCAATCCAGAAGAAGTGTAGGTAACGGTCGGTAGCTTGTAAAGAGTTGGATTAGACAAACTTATAAGTTTGTGCTTAAGCGCAAAGTTTTGGTTCGTCTGTGCCTCAAACACTGGTGTGTTTAATTCTATCTTTTGTTTACCGACAGTCCGACCAAACTTTTCTATGAGTGTATAATCAACTTCATCATCACCAAAAGCGAACTTCACAATCGAAAAGCTGCCGTCATTTCTGGCTAAGAGCTCTCTTCCATAGTCTGTTAGCACTGCATCAACGATTATGTTGTTAGTACTGTTATCCAAAAAACCCATCTAATTTCCTCCTGAACCATTGTTAAATATATCGCCCGGAAAACAACATAAACTATTCGTCATCATCTTCTCCAGCTACTTCCGACGCAGCCACGACTGATTGGTACACTTCATCGTTTATTGTTACTTCCAGTTTCTTTTCTAAAAGTCTATCTGTATTCATAAATTGAAACACATACTTTGAAAGAGGATCAATGGTCGTCGAATAAAACGCCGGGAAAGATTCTCCATTTCCCTTTACAACGGTATATGCTTCAGGGTTAAAGTAAATATTAACTTTCTCATGAGAAGAGTCCTTCATAGAGTCAACGAAAAAGTTTTCTTTAATCATCCAGTTTGGGTACTGCTTTGGCGCGCCGGCATAACTGACTAACTCTTTCTTGACTTTATTCTTTTGACTATCAAATGTCACTTTAACTTGTGTAGAGTACGGCGAGCTGATTAATCTGGCGTCCACTGCGACTAACGCGTAAATGTAAGAGCTCTCTCTTCCAAACTCGGTATCTATAAAATATGTAGGCATTGACGAATATGCAGAAGTTAAACTTTCATCAATACTCTCTATCGGCTTGTTCCTTATGATCGAATCATCAAAATCGAGGTTTGCTATTAGCTCGAATGCTTCATCAACGCTGCTTCTTCGATATATTTGAATATATTTCACATCGCGCTGTGGGTTTACTGGAGGCGCCCAAGTAACATAAAGATCTTCAGAGCTGTAGTCGAAGTGATAGTTGATGTCTTGCGGCGGCTCTGGGGCGCGGGCCTCTGTGATTTTTGCTCGTACGGGAGATGAAGGCTTTGAGGCAATGAACATAGTTTGTATGTACGTACGACCATCATCAGAAGTCACCGGTATTTTTACTTTTGCCAAAGTTGTCGCTATATACTCGTATGTCTGCCCATATGCAACTTGGGAATCATAAGCAGCGGATGGACTGTTTCCCATTGCTAGCACCACAGGCATTGGATACCGTTTTCCCTTGTACACTCTATATTTTTCAAACATGACGCCTATGACAGAAGCTTCAGGTACGAATGACTCTTCGTCACTTTTTGTTATATCAGCAGATGGGACATCAAATACTCCCTCATCTTCTGTTACAAAAAAGTCGGTAGGGTGGGTCATAGATTGTGAATACTCGGAATATCTACTTATCAGCGCGTCGTTGTATAGTGACGCTCCTTGTTCTAAAGCCGGCTTAATAGCCATCGTAGCATACCCTGTGTTTAGAGCTAATGCGGACTTGACCTTCTTTTCCTTAGTGACAAATTTGACAAACTGTTTGTTATCAGGTCTTTCGTTCAGAGAAGGAGGAACCATGTTCGAAGATAGATAGCTTGAGTTGACTTTAGTCTTTGCAGCAAGAAGCCTTACAGCATCCTGCACACTCGACTCTTCAACAGCTGCTGAATATCTATTTAAAGCTAGTCTCATGAAACTTTCGAGCGCGGAGTCTAGCGACTGGTTGCCGATGACAGAAGACTTAAGACGTTGAGCGGACACATCTTCCTCTGTAATAATAAGACCATTATTAAGAGCTTCTAGCACTTCCTCTCTGGTTGACTTAAGGGAAGAAGATCGACTCTGGCGGCCCATCATTTTTTTCTTACTATCAGATACCGAAAATTTTAGTTCAACATAACGCGGGACACGAGCGTTCAAGTTTGTCTTGTCGGCGGTTCCTTTTCGTAGGAACCTCTCAGAAAGATTTCCATTTATAGCCTCGTTACCAGACTCATCGACTTTCTCGTCAGGCGTAAAAAAATTGTAAGAAAAAGTTATAGATAACGAATTAACTTCTGGCACATCAAAAAGGTTAAGCGGCTTACTTGGTATTGATTCGAAACTCAAACTACACCTCTCTTCCTACTTTTAGTGACACTCTGTAAGTATACATATCAACGCCTTGAGACGTCTCTAGACCTATCCCAACCTCATCTTGTGATGTCAGCCTTGCTTGTATTGCAGCGGATTCTTGAGATGATTGCTCATCATCGACATCGTCGTCTAAGTCTAGTTCGAAGGTAGAGTCATCAATAGGAACGCAGATAACTTTCTCAAACAGTACACCCTTGTTAAGTCTGGTTTGCTCGAACTCTGGAATAAATCTTACACCGTAAGAATTCAAAAACTCGAAAGCAGAGTATTCATAATGGTCTTCCATTCTCACCTTATCAATGTCTATTGAGCCTTCGGAATAAAAGGCCATATCTGACACACTTCTTGAAAGTGGATCGAAAGCAAGATTTGAAGCAGACAAAAACTCGACTGTTGTGGTATCAACATATCTCAGCGCTGGCACGTCTATTTTATTACTCTGACTTCTCTCTCCAGCTGTAAAAGAACTCTCAAAAAAATTAGCGTCAAGTTGTAGTTCTGCGTACTGTTTAAGAGCAAAGTCAGTTAAATGATTTTTCACGATATCATCACCGTACATTCTTTGTGCATGATATCTCCAAATTTTCGCGCACGAGAAATTGTTATCTACATTCAGGAACGCCAGGTAAGGATCAGCTCCTATACAGAATAAGTTTCTTGAAAACTCAAACTCCTTATCCTTGTATTTAATATCAGGATCTGTCAGGTCGACTTTCTCTATCAGAATAGAGAAGACACTGTCATCTACATTTTGAGCAGCAGATGATGAAACATCTTCTATTTCAGCTGGCTCGTATCTGGTCTTTTCTATCAGACCCGCAGGTATACCAATACATAAGACTCTTTGTTTCTTTTGCTCTATAGATAATAAAGAGCGAAAACCATCTTTACTTGTGGTCTTATTTTTCACTTTGACGTTATTATACATCATGTCACTAGCGTTCAGAAAATAGGGATACGTTTTCATAAGCTTGGTGAGGTCAGAAGAAGGAGTCACTGAACCGAGATATTCTGATAACTTCTTTCCGTCTATCTCTGCGCTAAGAGCATCTCTCAATGAACCAAAACTATTATTTACATTTGAAAAGAATGTAGCTAAAGATGATGCAAACGTACGCAAAAACTCTTCTTCTTCGGCTAGCGATGATATAATCGAAGCCAACGTCGGATATGTGTCTATTATGTCAGATGTATCACGCTCGTCAGAGCTCAAAAACTCGCTTAATTCTCTCAAGTCGGTAGAGTAAGAAGATGATACTTTCACTTTAGTTCTTTCACCAGAAGAAGTCGAGGACTTACTCACCCCGGGAGCTTTGATTCTTGCATACATCGAAGACCCGGTGGTGATTGAGGCACGAGGACCAACAATCAGCTTAGCAAGCTTACAACATATCGAGATGAAAAAGACGCTAAAGGCGCTTTCGTTGTACCTATTGAGTATTGATTTAGACTCCACAAAGACTTTCGGGTCTTCGTCATCTATCTTAGACATACCCTGCGTTACAATCTGGCTATAGTTCATCATTGACTCAAATATAGCATTCGTCAAATCTGTCAGAGCAGACTTTACAATATCTTCGTCTATGGATAACGTCTTCGATGGATCAACAGAAAACCTTACACTGTTATAGGAAAATCTTCTTGAAAGTTTTTTAGCAAGTCTAGCTGCTACTTCCTCAAACGTCAGATCGTAGATTGACTCTAGGGTACCGGAGTCGGAGCTAGAAACTCTGTCTTGGGTTGTTATCTGTGATCTTTTTTCTGGTGATACAAACGTCTTGGTACCGGAAGACTCTCCAGGTGGAGGGGAAACAGACACTTTTCTTGGGTTTGACGTTAATGTAGTTTTTTTCCTTCCGGAACCGGCGCTTGCAAGCTTTTTTCTTAGCCTTTTTGAACGACGCAACACTGTTGCTGGACCCGGTAACGGATCACCTACACCGTCGTAGTCTTGAATTTTCTCCTGACGAAACGCCAAGTACATCATGAATTCATCAAGTATGTCTTTACTTTCGGCTGCTTCAACCATTGCTTGGAGACCTACCATGAACTTCGTAAAATTAGGAGCAACGGCCGCAGACAGACTCATCCAACCAAGGATACCAGTCAAGAAACTAACGGCATAAGAATCGCCGGTTCCTATACTGGAAGTGTCGAACAGCGAAGTGATTTGTGAACTCACACGGCTCAAGCCATCAGACGTGGCTTCATATGGGGTTTCATATTCTGCTATTTCGCCGTTCTCATTAACACCATAATAAACCACTCCAGAAGTATTGGAGGCTCTTTCAGCGAAATCAAAACTCGTGAGTGTTTTCGTACCATCTGCTGTTATTATTTGAGACGGTTCAAAAGGATAATTGTACGTCTTTCTATTCGTTTCCGGGTCTTTACCAGAAAAGCATATTCCGTGTGCAGTCTTTCGTGTAAAGTTTCCGTTCGCTGTAACACGAGAAGGTTTCTTGATAGCGTTTTTATCTTCTTTTGTCATTAGAAGATTTCTCGCCCACAAGCTCGTGACTTCTATATTGTTTGTTGTAGCATCGTCACTGTTGTATTTCAGAGTGTTATATGAAAGAAGTGCCTCTTTCGATAACAAAGAAAGCATGCACTTAAGAGATATTTCTATATCATCATCATCGGCATCCACGAATAAATCATAACACTGACTGTCAGAACCCTTAAGCGCGGCAACATACGATTCTATTTTTTCATCCTTAGAAGAAACAAGCGATGTTCCTTGCTCTATAGCACGGTCTGAACTTTCATCTAGACGAGCCGATCCTGCCTTTAAAGCCCTATTATACTCTATCATCAGTGTGTACAAGATTTCGGTATAGCTTGCACCGTCTTCTACTGTCAGTCCAAAGGCAGTTAGCGCTTCTTCATATAGAGAGATATTTGACGGATTTAAGTTTGATCTAAACAACTCGCTTGACTTGGAATATTCTTCTAGCGCGGCGACTAACGGGACTTCAGAAAAACTAGTATCGTTAATAGAGATGCTTACCTGTTTGTCTACCTTTAGTTGTCTGACTGCCCTCTTAAGGCGTAGAAGATTACCAGCAGGAGTCCATCCAGAGCCATCGCGGATAGGCTCAAAATCAAAAGCACCAAGAAGTACGGGTCGTACTATCTTAACATCACTTTTGTTTGTGGTGTTAAAAGCTTTCTTCATTTGTCCTCTCGGTGAACCCACGAACTCTAGCTTTTGAACCTCTTTCTTTGGTGATGAAGCCTTCTGTCTGTCTAGAAGATTAGAGACATTCTTCTCTTGTCTTCTTAAGTTAGCTCTATCTTGTACTCTAGAACTTTGACTGGACTTTGCTCTATCAACAACCCGATTTGTCTTAAGCTTCTTTCGGCGTTCACGGCGTGACTTAGCGACAGTCTCTTCTTGGTCTTGTTCTGTCGACACTTCTGCTACGTCTTGAATGACCTGATTTTCATTCAGCAACAGCTCTTCTAAGGTCACAGGAGCAGTAGAGCCTTTCGCAGGATTGTCTTTAGTTTTTAGATCTTTTAATAAATCAGACATTACAGCCTCTTAATCTTAGTGAAGCTCGACAATGACAAGGTCTTCAAGGCGCTAAAAGCTTTGATTGATCGACTATAGATAGGAGAGAGCTCTTCATAGGCCAAGTTTATTGGTTGTATTACGTATTTATAGTTCACGGCATAATCTTTGCTGTAATGTCTATAATAAAACTCAGAAGTTGAATCATCACAATGTACAGTATCTATTAATACTCTACCACCGGAAGAGATAACGTATATCTTGAAATGGTCGATCGTGTTTGCTTGAGACGTTTTCCAGACTAAACGATTAAAGCTCTTGTAGTTTTCTATCCTAAGTGTATTGTCGTCTCTAGAAGACAGCGGAAATCTTATTTCATGAACCACTTGGACATCTGTACGACCAGCGACCACTGGGTCGGACGGTTCAAGACGAGAAGGCCGTGTCTTGTCCTGCTGCCGCTGTGTGGACTGTAGTGTAGCTCTACTTAACGATAGCGGGTTCTGGAACTTTGAAACCTTCCTTGAAAAGGATTGTAGCGTCCTTATATCAACATCACTTCTTGTCAGAGTCGGAAACAAAGACTCGGCAGAGGCAATAAGAGCCGTAAAAATGTACGTGTATTCTGTTCCAGGCTCTGGTGGCTTCACATTTTTTTCTTCTCTTTTTTCAGGATTATCGAAAAACTCACCAGCTTGGACTACGCCAAAGCTCTCTTCCTCTCCTGTCTTAGAATTTCGGCGTTCGACTAAGAAACTTATTAACGACTCGAACTTATCACGATCTTGGATCAAATTATTATCGAATAACGATTTCTGACCTCCTGACTCCAGCGTATTTCTGACTTCAGAGAAGCCGAATTCAGTGAATGTGGCAGACAGCTCGAATGACAGCTCGGCAGAAGCCGGTTCGGCGGACACTATCTTTGGAGCAGTGACAGACATTCTGACTTTTTCTCTTGAGGGAGAGATAGGGATCTCAAGAATTGCAGAAGAACCCACGATTTCACGACCTGCCTTGGTTACACCTACAGGTACGAAGCTGTAGGTTCTTCCTGTTTTGGTTGCCAAATCTGTGAAAGACACAGACGAATTTGGACCGAGCTGTTCAACACCAAGTGTTTGTAGATCTGGTGTACTTCCGACGTATACAAATCCGGAGCCGGTTGATGCCTTTCTCTTAGCGTCAGATGCGGTCGTCAAATCGTACCTTCTCAACATCACTGTAACAACGTCATCTGGTATATCTTTTACCATGACTTTGACGAATGTGTTTGAGCCGCTGGTCGTCATTCGTGGAACAGCTGTCAAAGCTCCCGTCTGCTTTACTGCAAACTGTTTTAAAGGCAAAACGACTGTAGAGGCGAACTTCTCGGAAGGCTTAGAATTTTCTCCGTATGCTACAGCTCTATAGAGCACTGGCCTGGAGGTACTTATCTCATCCTTAAAAGCTACCTCAGCGCTACCCTCTATAGAAGAATTATAAACAATACTCCACGCAGATCCAGAATCAGTACCTCCCTCTACAGGCGCAGTAAGTCGTCGAAATACTTTCAGGGTTTTGGCCATCCTATCACGGGGCGGGGTGATTCTCACAGAAATTGCGCCAGGTTTGATATATTCGGCCTCAAGCTTAGGAGCAGCATTGGGAGTAATAAACGTATTCAGTATCCTTGCATGGGGAATAACACATGACGCTTCATCTACTTTGATTCCTTTTTTATTCTCAAGTTCAAGCTTCAAGAAGAATGATGAAGCATCTACAAGTCTATTTCTCGAGATCCTTAAAACAAAATCTACTTTTTTCTGTCGTGGAGAAACACGAACAATAGGAAGAGCTTGAAGAGCTGTTGGTGGTGTAAAGACAAAACTTGAAGCTAGCGATTGTAACGGCTTAGACAGAGTCTTAAGAGAAACTAAAGACGACGAATTTATAGACGCAGGATCTTTTTTTGACTTTAAAATGCTTTTTGAAAATTTGGGGGAGCTTGGTACTTTAGCGTTTGGTGTTTGATTCACTGTTGTGCTTAAATTACTTTTTTTAGCACTCTTAGAAGCCTTCTTCTTAAATGGGTTAATGCCAGGAGTCGATGTGACGATAGAAGCCTTGACGTTTTGCGTAAATGGATCTAGTGGTTTCACCACAGTTGATAAAGCAGAAATGCTATTTAGCTGTTGCCTGGTCAAGCTTGCTAGTTTTGCGTTTGCGAGGTCATTGCTGATGTATTTTGACACATCAACACGGGTTCTGGCTATGATTTGCTCACGGCGTTTTTTTGCATTGCGGCGAACTTTTTTCTCTAACCTTTTAGTCTTTCTTTTCCAGCGGCGTGGAGAAGTAACTTTTCTTTCAGCAAGATTCTCATCAGGCTTTTTCTTATACACAAATGCATTAAGGTTATAAGAATCATTCTGTATGACGGCGTCTACGTCAAGCATTACAGTCACACGATAAAAAATGATATCAGAATCTTCACGAAATATGATATTTCTGATCTCAGCAGGATGAGAAGGCAGAGTGATAATATCCTCTTCTAGAACTGGGGCTCTTAGTAACATTAATCAAACACCACCGTAAATAGGTTTAAGAAAGTCTTATCGCCAGTGGAATCATCCATCAGCTTGCCGACGAAGAAAACATGTTTTCCAGGAGAGAATGGGTCGGCATCGGCAAATTCACCAAAATCTATCATTCGAAGCTTTTCCACGCTAGAACTCGTTATTTCCCATACTTGGCAAACTAAATTATTTTGAGGGCTTGTGTTTTCAAAAACAACTTCAGCAGGGGGACCAACACCTGACCACTCATTGCTACTAAGCCCTTCAAGCTCTATTCTAAGATCTTCATAAGAAAGCGGAGCTGGCTGCTGTAGTCTCGGAAAGTCTTTAAGTACCTTCCCAGACACTTTATTCACAGGTGGCAAGAATTGAAAGTTTCTAACATGAGTCAGTTTCTTATCCTGCCACAGACTTTCAGCGTTCTCAAGCAAGATTTCTTTTGGTGCAGCTTGAGACAAGGGAAACGTAGAATTTACCTCAAAGACGTTAGATTCAAGACTTAGCTCAAATCCAGTTGTTCTCTGTATAGCTTCTTCAGAGCGTAATGGGCGAATGTCACTAAAAGATTGCATCGAATCAGATATAGCAACAGACGCAGAAGCGACTAGCGATGATCCCTTTAGAAGCGTATCAGATCCAGTTAATATAGATAATTGACCATTGACCAAGTCAAATCCGTCAGTCGGATATAACATTCCTCCGTCCGCATCATACTCAGGTATCACCAAGTCTTGGTGGCGGTTTGCTGCTTCAAATTGAATTCTAGAAGTTACCTCGCTAGCAACCCTGGGGTTGGATATGTCTGTATCATAAAACGTGCCATAGTCAGAGAAAGTAGCAAACGAAAAACGAAGCTCACCTTTCGCTAGCTCTTGCCTGCCACGATCAGTTAAGAACGTATCAACAAACCTTGTCTTTTTGTCTAGTATTCCAGCCATACCCTTAAGTATTACTCACTAGAATCTTCACCACCCTGTATTTGCCTATATTGCTTGAGGGTTAGGGGTGGACGTGTTCCTGGCTTTCTCCGGATCGCGGAGTTTTTACTTGGCTCAGGAATTGTTCCGTCAAGAACACCTTGTACGATATCAGGTTCATATTGCACGATATCAGATTGCGGAAGAAGGTCGCTCTCTTGTTCAGGCTCTGCTGTTTGTAACGACCAATCTACATACATAGACCTCATTTCTTCGAAACGTTTTATTTCTTGATCAAGAGCGCCGAGATCACCGTGAGCAGTGTTCCAAGAACTCACAAGGACGGGAGCAACCTGCTTCATCACTGACGCAAACTCAGCTTTAATCAGCGCTGGATCGTCTTCAAGGTCATTAATCTGTTCTATAGCGCCTAACAGTTGCTCGTTAACTCGGTGTACGTGGAACATAAAATCAGAAGCATTTTTTTCCAGTGTCTCCCGACTAGCTCTTAAAGTCGCCAACTTTTCATCAATCACATCTGTAAAATCCATACATAACTCCATCTAGATAGATTACACGTTGAATTATAACTATCTTTTAGAACAGTATAAAAAGCAAAAAAAAACGGGTGGGAGACAAGCTCCCACCCGAAAAACCGAAGTTTTTAACTAACTAGCTGTAAGCTATTACTTACGCTCGATTGCAACAACCAAGTCGTCCGCGAGAATCGCGAACTTGAAGTCAATCTGACCAGTAGTTGTGTTAAGAACATAGTCGTCGCTAGAACCAGAACGCAGAAGTTGACCGTTGACGTAAACGTCAAGCTCGTTCTTCTTGAGCGAGTTCCAACCGCTAAGAGTGGTGTTATCACCCTCAACGTAAGCAACGACAACTGGCCAAGAACCAGCGCTCTCAGAAACGTCAGCACTGAGCTTGTTCTCCATGAGAGTAGGCTGAGTGCCTGTCAAGCTAACGTTAAGAGCGTTGATAGCGCCGAGGAGCGACGAGCCAGGGAAGTTGCTCTCGAAAGTAGCACCGTCGGTTCCTGCTGCAAACGCAAGAGCACCGTTGTAACCACCGTGAGCACCGCTGTCAGTCTCGACATGAAGACCAGATGCACCGGTGAGGTACAAGCCAGCCTGCGTAGCCTTGAGCTCAACACCCATAGAAGCGTGGTCAGATACAACAGAAGCACCACCAGTACCAGTCAAGAAGAGAGCCGCATCAGACTCTACAATCATTGTGGTACCGTCAATCTTGACTCTCGCGATGTCCTCAGCGAACTGAAGTTGTGCAGCGCTGTTGACCATCTCCATAGCTGAACCGGTAACAACGAGGCTTGATCCAACGTGGAGGTCACCGGCGATACCAGCACCGCCAGAAACTCTAAGAGCACCCTGATCGGATTCAGCAGCAGCTGAGGAGTCTGTGACCTTTACAGGAACCACAGCGAAGGTCGAGAAGCTCTCGTCGAATTGAGCGTGGGTTTGTGAGTTAACGCTAAGGTGAACACTAGCACCCGACTGCTTAGCAGCAATGTTAATGCGACCACCACCAGAGTAATCAGCTTCAAGGTCAAGCCAAGCACCACCGTCGATGACGGATGAGCTACCACCAGTTGTGTTAGCAGAAACGAGTGAGAAGGTTCCAGCAGAATCTATATCAATACCACCAGCAGTGGCGTTGAGACGGATAGCGTCGGAGTCTACAGAATCAGCAGTAATGTTAACACCCAAGAGGGCGTCAATATCAACACCACCCTGCTCAGAATCAATCTTCATCGAATCAGAAGCACTACCTGCAGCAGCAAGGTGAACTTGGTAGTTTGAGTCAAGGTAGATCTTCTGGCTGCTACCTTGTGACTCAAGAACGATGTCGTTGGTAGCGTGAGCAATCTTACCGATTGTCTGGTTACCGAACTCAGCGGCACCGTGAAGGTTGGTAAGAGCCTGAGCGTAGTACTTCAGGATACCCTCAAGGTCATCAGCATTGAATGCTGCTGCTGCACCCTGTGTAGAAACACCGGTCACTCCGGACTTAATAGAAGCAAGTGAACCGGTAAGTTGTTGTAATCTAATTTGTGTACTAGACATAGTTTTTCCTTTGAGCGCTTAAAGCGCTTAGTTATGTTTAGACAAACTCACTAACTAACTAACTAAGGAACGAAACTATACAAACTAACGACGTGAGGAGACCTCACGATTTTAAATATACAGAAGAAATCTATTTAACAAGATTTTTTAAATTTTTTAGAGATGCATCAAATTTTGCAAAATCGCTATTCACATACTTTATTGATAGAGACTCGCATTCAGACTTACCCTCGAAAACAAAAGAAAATCTACTTTTTTCGCGACCAGCGACTAAAAGAGGACACCCCTTGACTAAAAGAAAAGCAGCAAGGCCTAAGTCTGCTGTCTCAAAAATATTGGATTCTTTTTCCTGCATTACGCTCTCCTAAAAACTTTCCGATTACCAGAATCTTGACGCTTGTGGATTCTTTATTAACTATTATCTAAGTGACTTTGAAGACAACGATATCGACAACATCGTCAACTTTCATATCAAAAGAAAACTTAAGACTGCTAGCACTATCTATGTAGTAATCACGCTCGGAGGCATTTATTTGTGTCTGCGACCCACTGTGTAATAACATCCCATTCACAAAAACGTCGATTTTATCTTGATCGTATTGCGCTTCTGAGAAGTCGGTGGACGGGGTAGAAAAGCTCGTTCCAGCTGGTATACTAGAGGACAAAAAATAGATGCCTTTGCTTCTGTCTACTGGAAAGGATCCAGTTACTGCTCCCTGGAACTCTACGGGGCCCGTAAACACTGAGCCGGTAAGGGTCGCGACAACAGAGTCGTCAATATCAATAGTAAAGTTTCCTCCAGCTCCAGCGTCGGTAGAGTTGAGACCGGTCCCAGCTACGAATGCACGTTCACTTGTCAGTGAGCCAGTGGTCGAAAGAACTAGATATTCAGCATTGGAATCTCCACCTCCTGATCCCGATGACCCAGATGAGACCCTAGATATAATAGTGTCAACATAATCATCTTGGAAAAGCGCAAACGCAAAACTTATAGACCCAGAAGTCATGATAGTATAGTCAATAGTCTCTGCTGTGACCTCAGCTTGAGTACCTGAATGCATCAGCGTGCCATTAAGAAAAACATCAATCAAGTCAGGATTATACGAGACCTCTGAGAAGTCCGTTAAGTCTGTTATAAATTCTGTTTTTGCAGGGTGCGATGAAGTGAGGAGATATCGCCTCTTACTACGACCATCAATTCCGCCAGCCGCTGTTGTTGAAGATATCGTTATTGAATTGGAACCGGTTGTAATAGAAATACCGGGTCCAGCTTCTATCAACTTAGCATTGGGTAACGAGCCTGTTAGGCTAGTGACCATGTACTCTGCATTAGCGTCACCTGATCCTCCTCCAGATACGTTAATATCTTCTATCACCTCGGTTATCATGTCGCCGACATAGATGAAGGCCCGAGCATATAGAGGAACAGTAGAAGCATCGTAATCCTGTACAAATAGGACGCCGTTGAATGTGTCTAGCTGATAATCAATCTCTGCTTCAAGAGGGATGATGTTTGGATCAGTAGCTGGATTAGGACCAGGCGTACCTTTGTATAGGGTTACTGCATACGGATTAGGACGATCAACAGAGAATACTGGTGGTACAATTTGTACCCGACCCAGAGATCCAGTCAAGACCGCACCATTATCAAAAACCCCTAATCCCTTCTTCGGATTAGAACTAAGAGCCTCGTAATTTGAAGGTAGGGATAAAGCATAACCGTGAGGGCCGTTATTAGACGGCGAAGGTCCAGCACCAGAGTCTATAGAGTCAGCATCATAAGATGTACCGCTTATACTGGTTATATCAAATTGGACATATTCGATTGTTCCGGGCAAGCCCGCGCTAGCACTCTGTATCAAATACAGCGTCTTTTCGGGCTCTGACGGAATCTCCTGACCAAACGTGGTTTGGGCGGCAGGTTGAATATTGGTCGTGATCGTCTCTTGAGCATCCGACTTAAGAATACTAGTATGCGCTTTGTTCAGAAGTTTCTTCTGAGCAAACAGCGTAGCAGTAGTATTACTCTTTCCCGCCATTATGCAGTGCTCCAGTCTATACTAAGAGAGTCTATGTTTCCTGTCCAGTCTTCATCCGCGACAATTCTAATTATCACGTAATCCTGTCTCGACACCGGAGGTGTACTTCCTTCGGTACCATTAGCTGTTGCTCCTTGGAACGAACAATTATTTCTATTTCCGCCGGAATCTATAACTTGGTCTAGCGTTCCCTTGAGACAACCATCACCGTCTTCATCATTTGACGTATCACCTGGTTTTGCGAGGTCAAGCCACTCTGTTTGTCCGGGTATCTTTACATCGACGTGGATATACTTGTTGGCACCCAGCGAACCTGTGGCGAAGGCTCCGCTTCTTGGAATTACCTCTGCATCTCCAGTCATCTCCACAAACATCTCTGGCAGATCCGAAGCAGTATCATTTCTGAATGCTCTATAATATGCTCTTCTTCCGTTAGAAAGTGTCGAATAGTCAACATTATCATCTGGACCCTGATACAAACCGCCCTCTGCAACATTGGCAAAATCACCAGAATTTCCTTTAGCCTTCGGAGAATATAGTTTTCCGTCATATATTAAAAGACCGTTGTCATGTCCTGCGACGGAGTTCATGTTAGCTGTCGAATCCCATACGTTTGCTACATCTGTAATGTCTGCCTTCAGGTCATATGAACCAGATATCAGCCGGTAGTACTCTCCAGAAAAGTTCTCTGTGTCATCTACAGTCGAGGAGTCGCTAGCAGAGAAGATCAAGAAAGTGCTCTTGCTTTGCACAGGAGAATTTAAAGTAGACTTTTGAGGATGAAGTACTCTAAAGAATGTTGATACAGAATCAGCATCTTCAGGTAGAGAGTTAGTCAGCGTACAGTTGTAAGAAGCAGTGACATGCATATCACGTGATTGTGCATCTGATATCGCGGTGTCCAAAGCGGGAAGAGCCACAGTAGAATCGCTAGACACTGTTGTGTTTACATACCCTATTCCGCCGAACTCTATGCTGTTTATTGTAAGGTTCGTTAAGCTTAAACTTGAGAAAGCGTTAGATGCTCTAGAGTAGATATTGGAGTGAGACCCACTAACTTCAGCCTTCAAGCTACCTGAGACGTCCCCTGCTATATTATCGAAGTACTTAACGCCAGATAGATAAAAGACCGTGTCTCCACCGAAGTCATCAAACCCGATATTGGTGAATGACATATTAGTTGTATAGAAGTCGTTCACCCATTCAACGTATGTCGTCGTTCTGTCTGAGCCGCCTACAGAGTGAATTGCTCTGACATAGTTCCAGCCATTTCTTTGATCGGCTGCGTCAACATTAAACCGGGCCGTCCTAAACCATTCGTCAAAATCTGGATAATTGTTTGACCCTGTACGTGGTTGTGCTGTTGAGACGTTAGTGAACCCGGTACCATTACCATTAACAGATGATGACGCTCCAGAACCAGGGTATCCAGAGCCCGCAAAGGCAGCTAGATCTATTTGAGCAGCTGGTATTTCCGAACCATTAACTTCTAACTTAAGAATGCCTGTGTGACCATCTGCGAACCCTCCTGATGAAGAGTCTGTGTTTATGGGACCATCAATATCAGAAGTAAGATCAAATATACCAAGCCTCCTCGCATTCGGCGTCCCGTCTAGGTAGTCGTCGTTAGTGTTTGCCGCGCTGCCAACGCCGGCGGAGGATCCTACATTGGTAAAATCTGTTACGGGCTTCGTTGTTCCAAAGCTTAACTTCGCGTCTATCCCGTCATCTGCTGAAGATATGTCAACCAGATTGGAAGCTGGTGTTGCGTTAGAGTTCGCAAACGAGATGTCTAATTGGCTTATATTACCTGTCCAGGAAGCATCGGCTAAGACTTTGGCGACGATAAAATCGTTGTTCGCGATGTCATGTGTGCCAAACGTACCTCTCACAGTCGTCGTGAATGACCCGGGAGAGTTGTAGACCCGAGCACCTGACCCGTCAGTGTAAGTACCAGATGTGAAAAGTGTTGCCAGGTCCAGCCACCCAGTTGTATTACCAGAACTGTTGTCGGGAAGCTTAACATAGACTTTCACGTTAGAAGAGTTTAAAGTCCCTGAATCACCGACTATGGACGTACCTGATCCATAGAAAGTTAGTGCATACGAATTGGCGGTGCCACCTGATGTATTCTGATATTTTCTGTAGAATGTTCGTGTACCAGTAGTTATGCCCGTATAGTCCGGATTTCCAGACGGCGCAAAATCAAGGGAGCCCAGGTCGACACTATTTCTAAAATCACCGCTCAACAAAGAGTTTGTTGGAGCCACAAGCTCATCGTCATAGAACAATAATCCGTCAGTATGACCAGCGTTAGTGCCTGACATATGTAGGGAAGAATCCCAATCGAAAGAGCCACCAGTCACATCTGATTGTAGATCATACGATGCCGATTGAACCCTATAGCTCTCCCCTCGGAAGGTCTCAGATGTCGCTGTGGAGTTATCAGTAACATTATACAACAAGAAGCCAGACGCTGTTGTTGCGCCGCCAGCAGACAGATTTGACTTTAACGGATGAGTAACGTTGATTGAGGCGGCGACAGAGCCGTTCAATAAAGTCTGATCAGTTATTACTGAGCTTCCTGTTATGGAGAGTACTTTTGAAGAGTCCTCCCCTGATAAGGTGTCTATCGTCGGCTTTGCTTGACTGCTGATGGACAGGTTGGTAGTGTTAAATGTTATCGCATTCAAGTCATACACAGTTCTATACGCGTTCTCTACATCTACCCTGTATTCCACACTGCCAGATTTGAAGTATTTAACACCTGATAACTCTTTCAATCCGCCGACATCTACGGCTGTTATCTGATTATTCGTGGCTGTTAAAGGATCAGTGTTAGAGTCTCTCACCCACTCGACGTAATTTGTCAAAGAAGATGTTATGTTATTGACAATCTGTACGACGCGAGCGTAATTCCACCCATCTCTCTGGTCGCCGTCAACAACCGTCCACTCTCCGGTCCTGTGTTGAAAGTACGTAAACGTCGAGCCGTCACTAAATTTGGCTGAACCAGTCTGCGACAGTTGTGTAAAACCCGACCCATTCGAGTTAACAGTGGTATAAGTTCCTGAGCCTGGATCACCTGAACCCACGGTTGTGTCTGTTAATGAAGCCGTGTGAATGATTACACCATTGACTTCTAAAGCTATTTCACCTTTGTTAGCATCTCCAAAAGAGTAAGCCGGATAATTTACGTTGCCATTCCCGTAATCGGCGGCTGTGACGTGATAATTGAGGGTGCCATCGAAAGTTCTTCCGGCTGTAAAAATACCTTTTCTAAAATTGCCAGATGAAGTTGTCACACCGTACTGATCATTAACGTCCGCGGCGGTGCCAAGACCCGCAGAGGAACCCACGTTCGTAAATCCTGATGTTGAAGAGCTAGCTCCAAATGATAGGTAAGCCGTTGTGCCGTTATCATTACAATCTACGGTTGTAAGAGTTGGAGCTGGTGATGGTGCTAATTGCAGTAATATCTCATTAAATCTATCAACTGCTGTACCGATCGGAGTGCAGTACTCAAGGTCTGTGAACAGACCGTCTGTGTATGTGCCGTCTTCTGCTGCACCAATAACAGGCTGAACTGTAACTTGACCGCCACCATTGTCAGTTAAACAACTACTGGTAAACACCATCGTCGTCACATTGTTTACAGTAATTCCGCCTGCTTGTGAAACAGTATCTACACCTGAACCACCTCCACCAGAAGCAGAAGATGATATAACGAGCTGGCCCGATGATGAGGTCGTTACGCTGATACTTCCGGTCCCGACGATATAGGGAGTTATACCATCGCTAAGCGTCTGCAAAGATCCGGATAATCCTGCCTGAAAGATAGCATCACCGGTGAATACAGACCCGGTTAGGGTAGCGACAACAGAGTTGTCAATAGAGAACTCTTCACCAGATAACAACAGACCCGTACCAGCAGTGTATACTCTGCCTTCACTACCGCTGATCGTGATTTGACCATTAGAGGCAGTTGTTATTTCTATGCCTCCTGCTCCAGTTAGGTAAGCTGTCGTTCCGTCTGCTAAAGTCTGTAAAGATCCAGAAAGGCCCGACTGGAAAACAACATCTCCACTAAACACTGACCCAGTTAGCGTGGCCACTATCGAATTATCGATTGAAAATTCATTAACTGTTAAGTCGAGTCCTGTACCAGCAGTGTAAATACGACCTTCGCTGCCACTAATTGTTATTTGGCCATTGGAGGCGGTGGTAATTTCTATCCCACCCGCTCCAGTCAGGTAGGCTGTCCCGTCTGATAAAGTTTGTAGTGAGCCAGACAATCCAGACTGAAAGATGACATCTCCGGAGAATACAGCACCGGTCAGGGCAGCGACTATCGAATCATCGATCTGTAGAGTAACGTCGGAGTCTGTGCCGCCACCCAACAACCCATTACCTGCGTTTACGCTGGTGATATCGCCGATAGCCGACGAAAGGATGAGCTGTCCTGACGACGCGGTTGTTATGGAAATGCCACCGATTGTTGTAATGTAAGCAGTCGTTCCGTCAGACAATGTTTGTAGCGAACCAGAGAGACCGGACTGAAAGACGGCATCTCCAGTAAATACTGAACCTGTCAGAGTAGCCACGACAGAATTGTCGACTGAAAACTCGTTAGCTGTTAAATCAAGCCCTGTACCAGCTGTATAGATCCTTCCCTCACTGCCGCTGATCGTAATTTGACCGTTAGAAGAAGTAGAAATCTCTATTCCGCCAGCTCCAGTTAGGTAAGCTGTACCATCCGCTAGAGTTTGTAGTGAACCAGATAATCCAGACTGAAAGATAACATCACCCGTGAACACGGAGCCAGTTAAGGTAGCGATGACGGAATTATCTACTTCAAGTGTGACATCAGAATCCGTCCCACCTCCTAGTAACCCGTTACCAGCTGTAACGCTGGTGATATCACCAATCGCGGACGACAGGATCAATTGCCCCGATGAGGCAGTTGTTATAGATATTCCACCGATCGTGGTAATGTATGCAGTACCGTCTGTTAAAGTTTGCAGAGATCCAGATAGACCGGCCTCAAATACGGCATCTCCACTAAAAACAGATCCCGTTAAGGTTGCGACAACCGAATTGTCTACAGAGAACTCGTTAGCCGTTAAGTCAAGTCCTGTACCAGCTGTATAGATTCTTCCTTCGCTACCGCTGATTGTTATCTGGCCATTAGATGCAGTGGTGACCTCTATCCCGCCTGCACCTGTTAGATAAGCTGTGCCATCCGTCAGAGTCTGCAGTGACCCACTTAGTCCTGACTGGAACACGACATCGCCGCTAAAAACCGAGCCTGTCAAGGTTGCTACAACCGAATTGTCAATACCTATTGTAAAGGTTGAGCCGGCGCCGGCGTCCAAAGTCTGGATACCTGTACCTGCCGTTAGTACTCTCTCATTGTCTAGTGATGAGGTAGTAGATAAAACAAGATACTCGGCAGCACTATCGCCGCCACCGCCACCAGATGCGGTTGACGATATCGTAATAGAGCCGTCAGAACCTGTTACGATCGTGATGTTATTACCTTCACGGAGGTATGACGAACCGTCAGCGAGCGTCTGTAGAGATCCAGAAAGTCCTGTTGCGAACAGAGCGTTTCCTTCGACGCCTAATGAACCCGTTATACCTACGTTTCCAGAAAACTGAGAACCTGTAAGAGTCGCGACAACGGAGTCATCAATTGCCATCGTGAATGCAGCATTGGCACCGGCGTCCGTAGACTGTAATCCCGTGCCCGCAGTCAATACTCTCTCATTGTCTAGAGAAGACGTAGTAGACAAAACCAAGTAAGTAGCTTGCGGGTCTCCAACAGGTCCTGTCGTGACCCCAGACGCTTGTAGTTGTCCGGCGCTGTTTAGCGTAATTGTAGAGTTGTCAAACTTAACAGAAAAAGTTGCAGGATCAGATATCGGGTTTGCATAATTGATGTTTATGGCTTGACCTGCGTTAACAATAGACGTTCGGTTCACACTATCGGCTATCGAACCGACCGTGGAGCGAGTCAAAGAGTCTGGGTTAGCACTGTCAGCTATGATAACGTAATCTAGACGATCAGGTGTACCGACAGAAGACAGACCATCTGCTGTTACCGCGACTGTCGTGTTTGAGCTACCATCATACGTAAACGACTTAATACCGTCGCCAGCAGTTAGACTACCACCAGGAGCGAAAGTAGAAGATATCGTGACCTGCCCGCTTGGTGCTGTTGACAGTGAAACGTTGGTTCCTGCAACTAAAAGCGGCGTGCCGGGTGCGATTTGTATTCCGGCGTTTGCATTAATCGTGCTAGAAAACGTATTCGTTCCAGAAAAAGTGTTCGAGGACGCGAGTGTGGGTATAACACCGGTGTCTATCGCAAACGTTGAATTTCCAGAGCCGTCATAAGCAGTACCGGTCAGACCCGTGCCAACAGACACGCTATAACTAGAAGCAAAATTCGCTATATCTTGTATAGTCGTCTTTCTTGTTCCAGAAGCAGTGGCATCGTAAAATAACACGGAGTCGCCGGCTGCTATTGCGGCGGATGATGCATTACTTGGATCTACAAACACCGCACCGCCAGAGCTGGTACCTCCGACTATCGCAAGACCTGTTCCAGCATTAACATCAAAGTTGGCATCGGCTTGATTGTCGAATGAAGCGCCGCTCAATCCGTCTCGTGGAGAAACAGAAAAAGTTAATGCCGAATGTGCGGGGGCGGCAGCAAGCAGATTTGCGACAGATATTTTTTTAACGTCTCTTATATTAGTGGTGTCGCTAGTATCATGAATTAACAGATAGTCATTTGAGGCGGGAATAGCTGATAATTCTGTAGCTTGTGTTGGGTTGATAGCCAGTCCATAAGAAGGATGGATCTCAAGTCCTGTGTTCGTAAAAAGATCAAGGGCAACAGTCGCAGTTCCTGAACCGTCATACGAAAAATTAGTGATTCCGCCAGATGTGCCACCGGTGAGCGCGCCACCTGCTGAAAGTGCTGCGGTGATGGTGACGCCGCCAGAACTGTCTTCCGTGACAGTGACGTTTCCAGAGCCTTTTATGAACGCGTTTCCAGCAGAGTCAGTTAAGCGACCCTCAACTTGAGCGTTACCCTTTACAATGAGAGTATTCTTGAACTCTGCATCATCAAGGCCGACCTGGAATGTCTGAGGGGTTATGACTTTTGCGATGTTCTGGTTTTTCGTCTGTCTGACGACCAGAAAGTCTTTTTTCCTCAGTTCTGTCCTGTTTTTCTGACTCATTCAACCGATCCGTTTAAGTCTGGATCATTCAATAGTTACAGACTCAGAATTAATTATTATCTCGCGAAGGACCTCACCCTCAATAAATGGTTTTGTTGACGCTGCAGAAGTAGAGAGATTCAAGCACTGCGTCTTTGTTGCATCGTCAATAGGCGCTCCATCAGCGTCTACAAAGATACATGTCACAGCAGCTTCGCTTTCCCCGCGCTTGTTGTATTCATCTCCGAAGCTGTACACTTTGCCGTACAGACGCTGTTCTAGCATATCTCGGAATTGACCATAATGATCTGCTCTATGGACTGTAGACGGATATAAGTGATCACAGTTCATGTAGCCATACTTGAAGCCTGCGGGATGAAATCTCGTTGCATTTCCGGAGTTACCAGCCACCACACCATTTATATCCTCTTCGACAAAATTGAAATAGAACGAGAAGGGATTAAAGTCTAATTGCTTCCTGTTCTGTCGACCATAACCCAACATCGCGGCAGTTACCTTCCTGTATGCCGTTATCGTTCGTGTACTGTACATGGGCCCGTAGAAGTCGGAGAGACTTGATGCATTATCGAAATCTGGTACCGTAGTATTCGCCATATTAGTTACCGCGGAGACATGTTGACCCACGCTCCAAGCCGGGTCGCTAGGCGAAGTGGGGTAATTTTCTTCGACCCACTTCCAGTGATCATAAGGTATTATGTCGCCAGATGATCCAGTGAGAAACCTAACGAGTGATGGGTCACTTGCGTCTTCGTTATTAAGTTGCAGGGGAGATGACCCTAGGGGATACTGATACATGGCGCTTGACAGCCCAAAGTAGAGGGAATTTGGTTCGAGGAGAGAGCCAAAACCTAATCTTCTAGGGACGAACGATAGATCTCGTGAAACCAATCTTTTTACGTTAGAATACTTTTCTTCAAAAGGAAAAGAATGCGGCCATGCACTAGAAAAAGCGTAGTCTGTGACGAGGTTGATGGTGGCGGTGTCAATATACTCTGCAGTCGTCGGAATTAACCAGTCATTAGGCATAAACATGTTAATGACAGCGTAGCCTCCTGCTTGTATTCCTTTTCGAACGACCCCGTCTATTTCGCATATATCAAAAGGATCATGCAAAAGCGTGTCATAAAACACTTGACTATCTTCAGTCGCTCTGGTGAACCTTTGGAAGCTTCCACTGAATGTTAAGTTACCCGCTGCCAGTGTACCCGCAACGCCTCTATCACCATCCAACATGCTACCAGTGATGTGTTGAGCCAGGGTATTACCTGTGTACTCATATGCGTTATCAGTTAAGAACTGATCAAGTACAGGGTTGTCATAGTGAAGTGCTTCGTGCACAGCAGCAGAGCGAAGCTGTTGCTTAGAGCTTGGAGAGTAATGTTTGTTATCACGTAAGAATGAACCGTACAGAACAATCCGGCTGGGACCTTTGAGCATCGTCAGGCCGTGACAAGGCTCATAGGGATCTTCTAGGTTCATCAAGCAGTCTTTGTGCGTTCCGTCAACATCGGCGTCTAGGCTTCTTACACGCTCTGTAGCATTTGATTCTTTATAATCCCACGTACCCCATTTATTTGACCACCTGTTGTTCGGTAGTCCAGAGCCGGCATTCCACCCGGGTAAAGAAGGTTGCACACCTAAAATAAGCTTATCAGACGGCTTTAACACATAGAGAGACTGCTGCGCCTGCTCTGTCGCGATGCTTCCTGTCACTAAAGCCTGATCTTGAGAGTTATACCTATCCTCGTAATATATTTGTTGGGCTTCGAGGGTTGGGTCGATGGTACCTTCATTCTCTATCCGGCCGTTGCCATGTAAGATGCTTGGTGTGAATTTTCTCTGAAACTGCGCACCAGACTGGGTCGCAGCAGCGACGTTTCTAAAGAAAACACGGCCAGAGTTAAATCCATCAGCCAGAGGACCAACGTTATATCCGCCTCGAGATGGTGACATCGTGTACCTTCTGTGGTACCTCTTCGCATGCATAGCGAAGTTAGAGGCAGTTCTGTTTATCCAAGGTATAGCCTGCTTGCTGGCCGCGCCTGTGGGTGAAAATGGCACAAATATTACACCCGGCGTTCCTTCGACATCACTCAGCTGTGGGCCCCACACATCTTCTGCTGTCACAACCCAGTATCCAGAATCATGAGCTGTTGTCGGCGTCACGGTTTTTATTGGCACTTCAAATGTTAAGTTTTCTTCATAGTTTAACCACTGTCTCTTATACACATTAGCGTGCAGTGGAAGAGTGGCATTTTCGCTTCCAGGGATCCCCCAAGGACGATACACTGTGGATGCCGTCATTAACGTAAAGCCAGACCAGTTGTCATCATAATCTATATTGGTACCTCCGTGCTTTGCGCCTTGACCAATGTAGATATTCTTTTCCTTGCCTAGCCCAGCCTGTAACCAGCCAGTTAACGGGCGCTCGCCAAGAAAATCCGTTATTTGAGATGGTCTTGAAAGTGGGGGAGTGTCGAAACCACCCCACCACTTAAAATCGGCATATCTTTGGTAGACGGGTGGATTACCTACGTTCGTACCGGGAAAACCATCCGCTTCAATACCTGCGGTGATACGGCCAAATAAGTACGGTTGATCACCTGCTGATGTATATCTGATAACACCTTCACTATTAATTTCACGATCAACTGCATCTGTCGACCCAATTGGCCACGCCGGAGTAGATATTATTGAAAATCCAGAACCGCCCGGGATTAATGGTTCAATCTCTCTTTCAGAGGTGCCGGTACCGGCATATTCTTGCATCTGGTTATCAACGGCGTCCCATAAATCCCAAAGACAAGATCCAGACAAGGTTCGGACCTGCGACTTCTGCACAAGTAACAACGGTTGCCAATTATCCAGAGTATGAGAAACATCGGCGCCACCCGCATGATACGAAGTACCGGTCCACCGAGGGAACGAAAGAAGTTGTTCACTGTATGAAGCACCGTCGAACGTCATAGTTTTATAACGACCCTGGCCGCTTATATTGATACCCGTAGTAGGTGTGGAGGAATTGGGGGAGGCGGGGTTGGTCTCGCTATCAGCCCATGTAAAAGACGGTAACCAGTTTCTAAAGCCATCAAGATGGGATTCCCCGGGAGAAAAAGACCACGAACCCTGGAAAGAATTTGGTGCGTCAGAAAATTGAGAATATTGTGTTGCGTACGTGGCATTAACAGTGAAAGGGTCGGCAGGTATTACAGAGTTCCCAGCGGTCTGCATCCTGCTGAGCTTCATAGCTTGTCCAAATAGCGCTTGACGTGTGTCGACGACAGCTGTCCGAAAGTCGCCATCCCATGATCCTGATGTTAATCCGAGTCCACGGTCTATGTTGGCGGTGTTTACTATCTTGTCGACATAGCCGTCTTGAGCAGCGCAGTACCCGTAATGTGTGACCTGGCCGAATGTGACTAGCTCTCTGATCGTGTCTGTCTCAGTTTCCCACCCGACCTTAAGGTCACTCTTCCCTATAGAATATAATGTCTTAAGTTCAGCTCCGTTGGCGAGCAAGACACCGTTTGTCGGGTCAACAGGAGGATAACCAGAGAAGTCGCCATACCACGCGCGAGATGTTACACACCTGTAACCATGCATTTGCTCCATTTCTCGGTTGGTTGTTCTTCTAAATTTTATGCCACCGGAGTCGAACCGCATACCGTAAATCTTCTGAGGCTGCTGCCCGGTTGCCCACGGGCACAACGGGAAAAACACCTTAGAGCTATCCGACGTAAACTCAAATGAAAACTGCACTTTTAGTTTCTCATCTGACTTTGTCTGTCTCAGCAAAAAGAACGTGTCAGCTCTCCAGAAAGGAACACCAGGCTCTTCAAAAAGACCCCAGTCATTAATACTAGCTGCGCTAACGTCCTCCCAGTTCTGAGTTTTATAAGTACGCTTCTCAACGAACGATATGGGATGCTGGGTAGGTCTCCGGATACCAGTTGGGTCGTTTGATCCAGTGACTAGTCCATTCACACCTGCTGCTAGCAGAGGTATGTAAGAAACGTTAACATCAGCGAATGCCCAGTCAGCAACGGGCTCATTTTCGTCTCTGGATGGAGGTAACGCGGCACCATCATTCCACCCTTGTAAAGAGGGAGAGTGTCCGGGGTCAGAAGCCGTCCTTGGGCCGGGAACGACTGGTAGCATCATCCTTGCCGGGTAGTTGCCGGGATTAAGACCGAAATAATCAGCGTATGACCATAGACTGCCTGCTCCCATCACAAACCTAAAACCCGGGTTTGCTTGTCTATCAGGAAGGACAGGAAAACTAAGGCCTCTGTAGGGTTGATTATAATCTGCGTTTGGTATCTCTTGGCGTGGATGGTTTTGATAACCTAGAAATATTGAAGCTATACAACGATTTTTTAGTGTGTTAGCGTCCCAATACGCCATGTAAGGGTAATCTCTCGGGCGGTTCCACCTTGCAACCGTAGTCCCTCTTCCTGCGCTAAAGTCATTGACGTCAATGCACCACGAGCCATTAATAAAGCTTCCTCTCGAAACCTCCACCCTCATATGGTCTACAAGCTTCGCGTACTCATTATGCTCATGAAATGCTGCCATCGGAGTATCGACATCAGCCGTGAATTTTAAGTTCGGCATTTGCGAATTATCGCCCGGGTTGGAATTGTCTTGATTTGTCTCTAACTTGTAGCCCAGCGAATGGGGTCCAGAGTCCTCTACTGCTACGCCAACCTCAAACGCAACTCTTTCAACAACGAACGGAGCGTCGATATAATCAGACATGTCTATGAGCTGTTCGTCTTTTGCTTCGTATTTCTGGTGTAACGGAAAACCATAAGAAGTGACTGGAGCGCCTCTAGAGGCTAGAGGTGCAAATGCGCTACTTCCTTTATCTTCGTAAATCGTGAATCCAGATGTACCAGCAAACCCGATAGAAGAGCTGTTGACAAGCTCTTGAAATCCATTTGTGTATATATCGACGAGTTTATCAGCTATCGTGCCTGTACCAACAGCAGATCCAGTGCTTACCGTGATAGCACCCGGTATCACGAAGTCGTTATTCTTGCCTGCTGTTTCCCACTTTCTAGTGGCGAAGTTAAAGTAAGCCATCGAAGTTACACGACCTGTGGTCTCTCCAAGCCAAGACTTCGCACCGCCTGTTCTTTCGACACCGATTGTAGTATCATCAACTGGATTCAGGTCAATTATGATAGCGACATGATCACCAAGGCGCTGATTCAAGCCCGGTATCACATCTTCACTTACTGCGACTTGCTCATTTTTATCAGCTAATGGATGGTTATCATTAAACGGCTCTATAGTACCGCCAAGAGCGTCAGAGTCCTCACCGATCACAATTGGAGAATTTCTAGTACCTACATTAAGTATCTCTGTTTCTTTATGCGACAGACCCTGTCTCATTACACCAGGGCCGACCAACCTTTTGTCATACTCAGTCTGATGTAAGTCTCTGTAGAACGGCTTTACGTTTCCTTCCGCACCTCGAGAATCATCACTTCCAGAAAACATATAAGCTGGTAACATCTCGGGATACATAATTCCTGAAACCGATCCTGACTGGGGCTGGATTCCATACACCTTGGTGAACTGATCATTAAAGACAGGAGCAGAAGTTACGGGAGAGCTTGGGTTAGAAGAAGCCGGATAGACAGTTCTGGCATCTAAAAGCTGCTGCGTTCTTCTTGGTGAGCGGTTGTTGAATCCAGACTTGTATTGATTTTCTGCTAGATGCGACCGAGCTATTGTCTGCATCTGCTCTTGAGTTAGGACAGAATCGAATATTGCGATCTCAGCTAAATCTACTTCTACAAAATCTGCTTCAAGAAATTCGTTATTTACCCCTCCGCTAACGCTCTTTGTTCCATAACCAACGTAAAGCACGGGATTATTAAGGGTTGGAGCGTTGTTAAGGACGGCGGGGAGAGTTGATGCATAGTGCAGCTCTTCTCCCGTCTCTGTGCTGTAGACAGCGAATCTTTCAGCCGTCATGAGCCCACTAGACGAAACAGAAAAAGATCCAAACACTGTTATGAACGTAGAAGTTGCGAGACCAGTTGTTGAAAGACTTAGCTGGAACGGTGGTACACCCGTGAACACACTTTGGAAATCACATTTTACTTCCGTATGATCCAGAGCAATAGAGAAAACGTCTGTTGCTGCGACGACTGGACCCGGGGGCGGATGGTCAGCAAGTATAATGACAGCTTTATCCGACTCTAATTCACTGGTCAACTTCAGCTTGACCATAAAAGTCAATGCGCAATCTGTATCCGAATACAGGTCTTTCATATCTTTTGATATAAACACAGGATCTGAGCTTAACGGTAGAGACAGTCCCCTTTGGCTCATTAGAGTTCTTACTTTAAGACCTGGCTGGACAACCTCATCCGTGTATACCTTCTCTCCGTATATGTCTAGCTGGTCTAGTGATCCTGTCGTCGCCCAAAAATTCCCCGTGTTATTACCGCGGTCTCCTTGCACTACCTTATATGGCTGTGTAGGGTTTCCGTAATCAGTTATGTACGTCCCGGTCTCAGTATCGGAATCTTGGAAGTGATTAAACCGCACATACGAGACAGCCGCCGGAACGGCAGACCCTGTAATGACAAGAGATTTAGATATATCGTGTATAAATGGTGAGTTCTTTGTATCTTTCACGACTGCTCCCCAACTACAAGCAGATTACTAAACGCCAATGAACCGACATTCTGACCTTCAGTAAGACCTCTATTAGCCCTTTTCTCAAAAGGGTCAGTCAAACTATCACAAGAAGAACTGTTTAATTGACGTAAGGCTGTTCTCATATCACTATTATTGTGAGTTAGCAAAGAAAAATAAACTCTGTCATGATAAGTATCTTTCTCTAAAAAGGCAGAATCTGCTGATTGTTCTATGTCTTGGTATGCCTGACTTGCTATCGGCGTCTCACTATCATCAAGAGAAAAGACTGTTGGCGCATCTAGAAATGGACGGCAGCTGTTGTCACTTATGTACCAAGCGCTTTCTATCTGCTTGCTACCCCAGGGTTGTTCCGATGCTGCTCCGACCAGTGCACCCCTTATAGAACGACCCTCATACTTTGTGATTATCTCTCCAAACACTTCTCGTCGGATATCTAAAGGCTCAATAACACCATCGAACTCGTGATCGTCCAATGACCCAGCATTCCACATGTTAACTGGCCACATGACTTCTTGAGAGTCTTTTATATAGATGACAGGATCAAACTTAATAGTATCAGCGTAAGGCTCGCCCTTCAGTGTAAGTGTGGGTTGACCAAACCCACGGTTCTCGTAGTCATGACTGACTCTTTCTTCTATTCTTTTTCCATCATTTTCTCCGCCCATATCAGCAGAGTTGTTATTTATGATTATAGAGTCATCAAACCCATCAAATGTATCAATCGGGGAGCCGTCCTTGTACATTTCGATACGGTCACCTGAACCCATCCTTGGGAGTAGACTACCCACAAAAGAAGAGAACGTTCTTACGCTAGTTCCTTGATAGAAATATTGCACTGATCCTGTTAGCGTAGCAGTAGAACCTTTTGATTTGCTGCCACTTAAAACTCTTTGTGATGTCATCAAATCTTCCTTATGTTACCGACCAGCTGTCTTAATAGTATGGTTCCCTTGAGATTTCTTCTATCATTCTCGCCGAGGTATATGTCACCGGTGTTGTATGGAACCCTACTTCTTTCTAGGGCGTGACCTTCAACAATCATGTTGAATCCCTTGTAGTTAGTCTTCTTGGGTATTAGGTTAGTTACCATCGAATCGAAGGACTGGTCTATCCATCTAAAAAACTCAAAAAAGCTAGTGTAGTTAACTTCCCCGACCAAGCGGTTGAAGTATATCTCTCTCATCTGACGGAGGTCGAAATACTCTTCTGAAAACATAGTGTTTGGTGAACCAAGAGCGGTGTCAAGGGCGTTTAGTGTGGCAAAGATTTTCATAATGTCTTCGTTAAGAGCTTGAGATACTGAGAACTCTATTGAGAATCTTACATCGTCTACAGGCTCAGTGGCTCTTGGAATCTCATATATCGGAGCTGGTAGCGTGTCATACTCTGCAATGTTCTCGCCTTCTGTCATACCCAATATCCTCACCTTATTAGATGTCGATGGCTCGTCAAAAAGATATGATATCGCGCTATAGTCGAATCTTTCAGGCTTTATGACTTGAGTCGATGCCTCAAAGCCCCTAAGAGTGCTGAACCCTCCTGGGTTAGAGCTAGACGCAAACTGTTGCGAAAAATCTATCAAGGGGTCTATTACACCGCTGACATCTGTTGTGGTAACAGGTTGGTCTGTCGAGATATCTAGTCTCAGTTTCTCGAATGAACCAGTGATCTCATGAGAAAAACCGAAGTTCTTTAGAGGGTCTTCTACACCCAAAGAAGTAAAGTTCCTCGTGTGTTCTTTCATTTCTTCTTGTGTCAAGGCTTTCGACCAAAACCTTGTGTGACCCATTAGCCCAGAAAAGTTTGTTGTTCTAGCTTTTTCAACTATTGTGCTATCATTTAAGTGGCGAGAAATAGAGTCGTCTAGTGTCTGGCTTCCAACCACTATGAAAGAGCCTGATGCGTTCAGCGTCGTGCCAAGATAATCTTTCTTTTGGAACGCATTTTCTCCAACGACATTTGAGTCCAAGAACAAAGACGATGTTGTGTAATATTCCAGTATCTCGCCATTCTCTTGTCTGGCAAGAGTCAGAAAGTAGCTTGATGACACATAGCTGTCTATCTCATCATTTCTCTTTCTTCCCGCGGATACGTACCATTTATTTCCGTCGAAGATGTTGACATCATTAATAGAGAGAGTTAATAGATCATCTGAGGTTTCAAAGCCGGGTCGGCAATACAGCGTCACTATTCCATTCTCGGCATCTTCGTCAATATTGGGGTCTGCTACCAAGTTCACAATCACGTTGTGCGATACAGACGATCCAGTTGTGTGTAGTCGTAAAAGACTTTGTGGATCATAAAAATTTCTAGTTGTAGGAAACTTAAATCTACTTTCTATCGACCAGCTTCCGGATGTGAACAAGCCGTCATTTTCAGAGTTGGATATGCCGTGTGGAGAATACTCTTCCTGTTGTATCATTACTCCAGAAATGTCAGGATAACCGACTTCTATCCTAGACCCAGTCAAGAAAGAAGATATTAGGTTTGGCTTGTTGCTGTTGTATCCCTGTACGTCTGTTGTAGCAGAGGGAGTGTAGGAGATACTTCCCGAAAAATCTAGTAACGTCGATATTTCTGTTATCTTTTTTCTTGACCGGCCGAGCCGAAGTTGGTTTTCACTCCCGTACTCAACGAATCGAAACATCCTATCCGGATCGATACCGGCGGATCTAAATAGGGATTTTATACTATGCAGTGTCCCTTTCGATCGTACAATCTCAGGTAGATTAATTAATATTCTACGCCATATTTCGTTCTGTAGTGCCAGAAGGCCCGGTACTTTCCCAGCAACTATAGATTCACCGTCAAAGAATTGGTCATAACTTGCGTTCCTAAACATGCTAGAAAGCTCAAAACCGTAATACTCAGATAACATTGGTAAAAGCTGGTTCGCTATCGATTCCTCTGATTCATAGTCTATATGAACTAGTTCAGATGCATGATCGATCATTTGCTTTAATTCGTCGAACATTCTGGCCCACATAAACAACAGAGCTGATATGATCTGTGGTTGTCCCATCTTGGCTGCGCCAGGAACAGAATATGCGTCAGGTGATTGTTCTATACCGTTCAAGGTTGTGCCATAATCGCTTTGTCCAGTTGAGGCTTTTGCAACTTCAAAGTAATGATCAGGAATAAGCTTTGTTATCAAGTTAGGGTTATTGGCATCATAGTTAGAAGCGCTAACCAACAACTGCTCGTTTAAAGAAATGACGTCAGGATGACTTGGAAACAGCGTAGGATGATATACAGAACTTTCAAATAAGCATAAACTGTCGTAAGGCTTTTCAGAGCGTATTCCGGCGTCGTAGTTGACAATCCTGGAGTGTAAACTCTCACCAGAAGAATCTAAAACAACTGAATTGTTTTGATAGCTTCCCGTTGCCTCATTAAACCTTAAGTTTAAGACGTTCATGCTGTTACTGTCGGCAAAAAGAGTCCTTTTTATATAGCGGTCAATTTCAGATGATGTTCTTGTCTTATGGTATACTCTAAAGTTATTGATTGACCCTGAAAACGTTTGAGTTGGCGTAAAGCTACTGATTGCTAAAGTTGAGCCTGATCCGATCAGTAACGAATTTCCCGCAGTACTAATTGAATCAAAAGATACCCTATCCGAGGTTGCGACAACAACACTTCCAGACAATATCTTTGCTCTCTTCTCCTGTATAGAGTTATCATAAGAGAGACAGACGTGGGTAAAGCTACCCTTTTCAATCTCAGTTGTTGCAGATGCAGTAGTCGACCCACTAAAGACTGTGAATGTTAGATCAGCTTTAGAGCTCGATGTTGATGCTCTTGTGAATGCAGCATACCCAACATCATTATTCGAATTATGATATAAGATGTATTGGTCATTAGATGCTTCGCTAGGTATTGCCAAGTCTAGCTCAATAAAAATTGGATTTGAGCGGGGGTTCAAGACAGTCTTGGCAGATACCTTCTTAGAGATAGAAGGAAATATAACACCTGCTTTATCTATGACTTCCACATACTCATTGTTACCATGAAAGGTCAGATAGCCGGTATATGATGGGTATATATCTAAAATGTACTTCTCAAATCCTGATAGGTCATCAAGCCAGTCTTCGTACTCTTTCTTTGTTCCGTCAAACGGAAACTTGTTAATAATTTTTTCGTACGCTAAATTAACGTTTACCTCAGCAGAAGAAAAGAACGTGTGATTTTCAAACTTCGAAAAATCTAAAGGAAGCTGTTGCGATGACTTAAGGGGAGACCCTGGAGGATCATAACGGAATGACCCAGACGGAGTATCATTAACCTCCTTTGATCCAGAGACAGAGCCCAATGTCTGTTCTTTTAAGACTCCAGACGATTTTGTATATTTTCTTACAACAGCTGGTGTAAACAACTTTTGGTTTGAGAAAACGTTCTTTTTTCTTGACATTCTTATACCACCGTGAAAGATATATCATCTAGACTGAACAACCTCTCGATACCTCGGTCATTTACTAAAAGATGTATAGTGTACGTCCGGCCCTTTGGAAGACCAGCTGTCAAGAACGAAATATACATTCCATCCGCGTCTGTTGAAACGCGAGTTGAATTTCTTATCTTGTCGAATGGAACGATGATTGTGCCTGTTTCTTTGTCTACAAGTCTATAATGAGCAACATCAAATACCTCGCTTGTTCTTCTTCTAGGAAGCTTATAGGCTTTCTCATTTAGTGTCTTGTCGAGGTCCTCTACGAATAGTCTAAAACTCGCTTCATCACCTTCCCTGTATGCCGTCTGTGCATTCACAACAGAAACATGTAATCTTCTATTAGAAAATCCCGCTGTGCTTCTAGAACCCTTTCTGATCTTCACAGAACCGCTAAAGAATGAAACAGTCAAATCATTAGAGGACCAAATTTCTTTTAGCTCTATCTCATCGACGTATTTCGTAGAATTACCGAAGAAGGTTGTGTTAAACTCATCTAAGTTAAAAGTTCCAGAATATACGCCTACCATACCAGAACCGTCTGTCGACCCAGTATGTTGAGACACAGATACGTTGAACGTCGTCTCTGTAATCGTACCTGATCCTGATACGAACCTCAGGTTCAAACAGTTCTGTCCTGTTAGTTCAGTCAGCGCTGACCCACTGACGAGATTTGCAGGACGTCCTGAAATGAAGTTCTTTAAAAACAAAGATGATGACACATTAAACTGTAGGTCTAAATGCCGATCTTGGATTGAGTTGTCCCAGGTCAAAAGTAGTCTTGGAACAAGAAGTCTATTTCTTGAATGTCTAGAAGCAAACCTCTTCACAAATCGTGTTTTAGTGTCGCTTTCGTAGGAGCCGCTAAAAGCTATTCTGAAGCCGTGATTGACCATATCATTCGCTAATGATGAAGAGACCTGCTTGGTCACGTCTAACACCAGATTACCGGGTCCTTCAACAAAAGTCTTGGAAGCTCCAAAGTCAATCTCCGCCGAGCCTATTGAGCCACTAGTGATATAGTCGATACCAGAAGAATTAAGATATCCACCCTGGCCTGAGCCCGTCACATTCCATAGAGAAGGTGTTCCAGCAGTTACGGAAGCAGTTATAAAGTTTGCAACATCGACATCAGAAAACTGTGAAGTACTCTTTCCAGAACCTTCATCAAACTTCACCGCTAGAGGATTGGCAATGACGGAAAAATCTCTAGGGACCGGCACACCTGAATTAACTTCTGTTAATTGAAGTTCGGCTTTAAAAGTATCGCTATTCAGATCTAGACTGCTTGAAGTAAGAGAGACTAAGTTTTCATAATCAAACTTAATCAGTATTCTCGATAACTCACTGACAGAACTAGTCACTATGGTTCCATTCTGCGTGAATATCGACTCATCATATAACTTAAACAGATCCAGAGTGCCAGCCCTACCTACGTTTGCGTCGGTGGCTCTAAATTTATTTTGTAAGATTTTGTCAGTGATGTATGTATCAGAGCTAGCTGTAATGATATAGAACATGTTTTATTTACCTCACTGTTACCACGATATCATTTGCTGGATACTTCAGCTCAAATATCGATCCAGGTTGACCTACCACCATTCGTTGCATTGTATTCGCGTCGACGTTGAATGAGACATCGCTATAAGTTCTGTCTTCTATCGTGCCAGAAAGATTTACCACCCTAAAGTCTATTAGCGATATCACACCGGCACTGTTTAATATTGAGTTCATTATATCTGCAGATGCGATCGGTTGATCTATTTGCATATTCTTCAGTGCCAGAAGGTTAGTGAGGTTTGATATAATCCCTTGCGCAACCTGACCTTTGTTTGAGTCAGGATGGGCAACTACGTCGATGTGTACTCCAAAATTGATTATTCTAGCATCTAGTATATCGTAAGCATCGCTAACGGCTCGGAATTCGTTTAAGTAAGTACGTAAGTTTTTCTTCAAAGTGTCAGATGACATTTTTAAAGTTCCAGATCTTGATCTAGAAATCACGAAGATCTGGCTGGCTAGAGAATTTATAGGGTTGGGTCTTATGCCGACCCTAAACACTCTTCCAAACTCATTGGGGAGTGTGTAGATCCTCGCTATTAAATCAGGCTTTGTAATGATTCTTGACTGACTGTTTCTAGCAGCTGGTATTTGCGACCGCAAATCCTCAAGCGTTGGCGCTCTATCTCCGTCCATCGCCGGGAGAGGGTTAGTAACATCTATACTTGCCCTAACAAGAGCGGAGTCACTGGCACTTGCGTTTTGTGGAAACTTTATGAAGAGCTTAGTGACAGTCTTTATCATGTCTGCCGCTACATTGTGCTTTAATCCGCCACCAGCTCTATAGGCTACAGTTAGTGTCGTGTTTCTCGGTGATATTCCCAAGGTCTGCGTTTGCATTAGCTTGTTAGGATCTAAAGAAAATCTTGTGAAAGTAGTCTTCCCGTAAAGAGGTAATGCTAACTCAGATGGGTCAGGTAGCAAGTCATTATCTGTTGTGGTTGCGTCTCCGGAGCCGAATTGTAAAGATGTCAACTTAGTGTCATAATCATAATATGAAACAAATCTCCTGGGAGCTGGTATGACTTCTAAATTATGAGAAACGTCGTCTCGGTCTACAGACACGTTTTCTACTCTTTTAAATACCGTGTCTTGTGATAGCGATTCAACTTCATAATATTGATTATCATCACTATCTTTCACGCTTATTATAGATGTTATGTTCTCATCAGGAAGGATAATCTTTCTAAAAGGTTTAGAAACGTTAGAGATCGCAAATTGCTCCTCTTTTCTTATTCCAGACAACACCAGACCATTTCTTACGACCACAAATGAAGTAGGATTGGAGTCATCATCTGTTTCAACAACGATAGAGTCATACAGGTAATTACCAGCAGAATCTTTTTCAGAAAAATCAACATCCGCAGTTAGGGAAAACGGTACACCATCCTTAGAGACGAAAGTTGTCGCCGCTTGGACTATCGGAAGCAGATTTCTCTTAGGTATTATTTCGTCGTCGACGGTCTCTGCTGGCACTTCAAAATAAAGCTTTATCATCGCGACAGCTGGGTTTGCGCCACGAGCCTTAACACCTGCGTTTCTAAGATGTCTCTTGATGTTTCTATTCTCTATAGCTGTTGACCAGTTTAACTCGTTGAACTGATGATCTAGATAGAATGACATGGTGTCGCCGACATATGCAGCCATGTCTAGTAAGAGTCCCCCTAACCCGGGCTCTGTAAAGTCCTGTATCTTGTCAGAGAAAAAAAGCTTTGCGTGTGAATACAGCTCGTTTCTAAAAGATTGAAAATCTCTTGCAAGATAATTTCTTTTCGTCGCGTTCTTTAATTGTTTTTTTGCGTCAATAGCCATTCAATCATCCTGCACTATACAAAATTACCTCAATTTGACGAAGGTCGGTACGAAGCTTAGGTATGGTGTAGCCTAAATTGACTCCGATCTTTGCGACTTCTTTGTTGTCAAACAGATCAATAATCGGTGTAAACGTCTCTAAAGAAACGTAGGGCATGTACTTTGAAACAGCAGAGTTGATTCTAGACATCGCTTCAGATTGAGTATCTGATTCCTGTAGTTCGAACGTCAGTTCCATCAGGTTAGCTCCAAAGTCAGGTAGTCCCAATCTTTCTCCATGGTTACAAAGTATCAAGTTCAATAAGTTGTCATGTATCTGATCTGGAAAATTATCATGCATTTCCAGAAAAGCTCCGCCCTTTTCAGACAAAGCAACGGGAGTCTTTATACCCACAGGTGGACGCTGTAGGTCGGAGTTCGCGAGCTTCTTCTTTAGCTCGGCTGTATTCCCTACAGATTTGAAACTGTAAGTTTTTGTATTTACTCTTCGTTCAATTGACATAACTTGTTCCACCACCACTCATAAATATCCATTGCTCAAAAATAGTGGTGATGTTTTGTCATATCAATATCCCAGAACCTATTCCGACGCCTGTTCCTACCACAGGTCCTGGAACACCACCGCCTACTCCGACTACAGCTGTATTAACTAGTGTAACTTGTACGACAGCTTGAGTAACATAAGCATTAATAGCTGTAGCAAGATCGTTAGCCAACTGGTCTATAATAGCGTCGGGGTTGGCACCGTCTTCTTTGCCAGCATTCCTAACTCTCTTGAAAGCGGCGGCTATTTGAGTCTCTAACGGTACTTTTGCAACTGATAATGGCATTTCTCTCTCCTATTCTCCGAATATTCTTTCAGACTGTAAGTCTGGTATTTCGCCTATACGGGAAGACATTGCAGCCTTTAATGCGTTTGCAGCTGAATTCAATTGAACTGATGGAGCACCATACCCAGGTGTTGTGTGAGTCAACACTGTATCACAAAATGTTTGCACGTCTTTCATCATCGCAGTTAACAAGTCTTCTAGCTGCTGGTACTTCACATAAGGTTGAGAATTACCCTCTCCTGGACCCTTGTTATCGGCACCCAGTCCACCATCATCAGGATGCCGACCTAGTACTATTCTAGAGCCAGTTATCTGTACAGTACCGTCAGGAAGTAACATGATGGTGGCGAGATCACCATCTGGTGTCCCCTCTTTAACCAGCCGTATAGAACCATTAATTTCTGGTGCTCCTTCTACAGGTGAACCTGCTTCAAGCTTACGAGCTATGACTCTTATCTCATCAGCCTTTGTTGTGATCGCAGAAGGATACTCCCCTTCCTTGTTCACCAAATCGTATTGACCGAACGATTCGCCGATAGGAGTCGGAAGAGTTGCACCGATCTCCGCAATATTAAAGTTTTCGTCCGTCTTAGAGCCATGAGAAATTATTATTCTTGCAGCGTCGCTAAAGAAATCCGGGTCGCCTTCAGTCGGGTTATCCTTTCTGTTCTCCTCTGCGTTATCAGACTCTTGAGGATTCTTGTTTACTTCAACCCACGCTTCACGGCCTTGGTCTGCATCTGGAGAGTTCAGTATGACGCGAGCGGATGGACTTAGAGGCTCTGAGCTTGTTGAAGTTTCGACTTCTTCACCCAGCATTCTCCAGTTGTACCTGCCACGTCCGGCAACAATATCGATTGCTCCCCATACGTGATCTTTTTTCTCAGTAAGCTGATCTTCTGTCTCTGTCGCGTTTGAGGTCTCGCTATCTGCCGGACTGTCATCGTGGCGCCATCCTCTTTCTTCGCCTAAGCATATAAGAGTATTGTTTGAACCTTGCAGCACTAGGTCACCAGGACGTTTCGTATATCTTGGCACATCTTGAGTACGAAACTGATTATAGGCGGAAGCCAAGTTGACAATCTCTTCGTAAGCAAACTCTTCTGCTAAAGTGTAACCATCAGCCTCGCCGGTTCCATTGGGAAAGCCAAAAATACGATCATCTATTCCGTCTTCATTCTTATCGAATGTTTCTTTTTTTCCCTCAGCTTGTCCTGTAGAGCTTGATGGTGAAGTGTCCGTTTTTTCAGATGAACCAGTTGCTGCGTCAGCTTTTTCCTTTGATGTTTTTGGAGCGAGTGATCCAGAAAATTTTCTGTCTGAGTGAGTGTAGTTAATGTCGTCTATATGATCTGGCTCTGTAACTCTGCACATCCAGTACATTATCTTAGAAGGTGTATCAGGAGACTCAGTGACCAGCCAGACTTGCTCTCCAGGTTTGAGAGGCATGCAGAGATGAGGTGGAAAGAACGGATAAGCCAGTATACCTACCTTCCCTATCGCGTCTTTTTCCTCAACCGGCTCTTTGTTTTCGTCAGCTTTTTGCTGTTCTTCCTCTGTGACTTGTTCTCTCGCGACTTCTGCTTTCTTGTCAGCGCCGGCAGTGGTAACTCTCGCAATGATTGAATTTCGTGGTGCTGAGGCGACCAAGTCAGGAACATTAACTAGCGATTTGAGCTCCTCTATGTCCTCATCTGGTATGGCAGCTAAATCGTAAAGTACTTCCACCACTACAGCTCGAAGTAAGGTCTGTGTAGGACTGGCCGTGGCCTGCTGTTGGACGACGTCAGCTACGCTAGATCTTGTCTCTAACGATTCCGATACCGCATCTTTTCCTACGTTGCTAGCCATCTAAAACTATCCTTGAATTTGATCGAACAAATCGTCAGCGTTAATCTTATTGAAGTCATCTTCAGAGCGCGCCATTATTTCCGCTAGCTTAAGTAATTGATCGTTCGCTTTGTTCATTCTTTCCAGGTATTTACTCAAAGTCGATCCCAGCGTCGCATGCTCAGTTGTACCTTGGCTCATCGTTGTATATGCCTCTACAAATAGAACGTGAGCATTTTGTCTGTCTGTTATCGCATTCTCATAAATCTCTTTCCAGAGAATCTTCTTCTTTGCATCAGCATGCTCTAATTTCTGAAGTACTTCAGAAAAATCTTTGACCTTCTTTTTTAGCTCATCAAAATCTTGTAGAGCATTTGAAACTTTATCTAAACTCATACGTACCTCAGAATAAATCTACCAATCTTTCGTCTTTCACTATGTCCTTGTAGTGCTTTCGAATCCTAGACATCGCAACAGATAGTTGTTTTGAATTTAAGCCAGATATCTCTCGGATATAAACGTATATTGCACGTTTATTTAAGAAATCCAGATTGTCTATATTCTCAAAGACTGTTCGGATTGCTTTTACACATGTGACCTCATTCTGCTTTTTAACTCTGTTTTCTATTTCTGTGATTACACTAAATAGCTCATTCTTGTAATTTGCTTGTTCTAATATATCTTCAGGTGAGGGTACAACTTGATGGCTAGCAATAGTGTGCTTATCGTTTGAGTTCAATACTGACATATCTGACATTGAAACGTGACGGTGGAAATTCTTTTTAGCATTTCTACATCTTATGATTAGCCAGTTTTTGGCTACTACATTAAAATAAGAAAATGCTTTCGTTCCTCTTTCTGGATCCCACTTATGTATTGTCTCGTAAAGGAAAGCCACGCAATCATCTTTCATCGAAGCAACAGTCTCATATGGAGAATTAAACCCGTATACGTATATAAGACTCTCAGCAAGCTGCTCAAACGCGGGAGCTATCTCTTTTTTGTAGATGACTTCTCTGGCGTCTTTATCTTCCTCTTGCTGGTATGACTCTATTGAAACCTGAGTGTCTTTGGTGAAATACATATTTCTTTTTTGACCAGGTTTTCTTCTTATAATCTTCTTCTTCTTTATTGTCACTGTTGTTCTCCAACGACTTCTTCTTCAGCAATTTCTCTTTTCAGAGAATTTGAAAGCGAATACGCAATGTCCAGTGTTGCGTCCCTACACGCTATCATGTCCCTTTGTAGCGACTTTATCTCTGGACTGTCAGAAAATAAAGGAATTGCGAGAATTCTCTCCATTGACTCGACCTTGCTATCAAGTACTTCTATACTGTCTTCCAGAGTGTCCTGTACGTTAAGTATCGTTACACCCAGGGTGTACAGTTTAAATCCCATCCATCCTAATAAACATAAGAGGATAGCCAGAACAAAAAGAAGTATTATCTCAAGATAAGTCAATTAAGTCACCTAGCGCTTCATCATATTTCGTAAACACAGACTCAATAGAAAAAAGTTCTCTAATCTTGCTTGCGCTATTGCTTGCCCATTCCGTGGGTGGTCGATGAGAGTCTTTAAATTTTCTCACACGACTCTTAAAGTGCTTTTCGCTAGGCTCAGCCCATCTTGCGCCTTTTACCCATATTCTTCCGTCTTGCATGGCTTCCGGTATTTCCCTTAAGGAAAATTTAATATCTAAGAACTTCGTGTGTTTTAGGAAATCTAGATGACCAGAGTGTCCTGTTGCAATAACAGGTAAACCATTGGCGGCGGCATCAAGAATTGGAAGTCCCCATCCTTCTCCTCTAGTGGGAGCTACAAGCGCCTTTACCTTATCATGCCTGTATACAGCACCGATTTCGTTAGGATCCATGAGCCCATGGACAATATGAATGCGAGGGTACTCACCTTTTCGGACCATAGATAGAACTTGAGTGATTGTAGATGTTGCATATGACCGATCCTGGACAGTCATTCTTCCCAGGTTAGTCTTTATGATAATCCCCACGTCTTCTCTTCCCTCAAATTCTTCGCACAACCACTTTAGACAATTAAAAGTGTTTTTTCTGTCTGTTTCCGCATTATGTGCTGTTATCTGACCGAACATCAGAAAATTAAAATCAGTGCTAATTTTGTCGAGCCTTTTAGTAACCTCAATGGAACCGGGTGTCTGTTCAAATCCACATGTAGTAGCCTCTGGAATATTTACAAGTTTGTCCTTCGCTAGTCCGCCGTTAAGCAAAGCCACTTTTGAGTACTCACTCGGAACGACTACCCTGTCCATTTTTTCGCAAGCAGAAATCCACTTCATGCTACACTTGTCTGCCTCTATTCCTGCTGTTACACCGATATTAACCTTGCCCAAGGTAGGGTCCCACTCATCTGGCAGCTGCACTTGAATCGTTAAATCTGGTTTCGTAGTGGGTGGACTGGAATTTGCCATCACATCGCCGATGACCCCATCCTCAGCTTCAGGATCTACGTAATAAGTGCACGTTCCCCAAGGGACGATGTTGGCATACACTTGCCAACCGGGTTTCGATCTCGCCCACTTCCATATCTGCCTAGTATGGCATCCATATCCAGTTACGCTGAGCAATGGACCTCTAATTAAAACAATCATCCTTACAACTCCTTGATCTCATAACGTGGGACAACCCTCTTTCCTTCTTTCCAGTCTTCTACGAGTTTAAGAAGAGAATCATGCCACAAGTCAATAGTTTTTTGCATCGCAAACTCTTCTTGAACATATTCCATAGCTTTCTGGCCGAGCTGCTCTCTTTCTTGCTTAGACATAGAGTACAGCTTATTTATCGCCTCAGCAGTATCTTCGACAGAGCAATAGTCTTCGTATATGTACGGAACATTTTGAGACCCCACGAGAGTCTTTGTTACAATGTCAAGAGCCACACCATTTTCAGACCCGTCACGATGATCAACAACTTGTCTTGTCAATCCACCCGTCTTACAAGCGATAATTGGATTCCCGACCTTCATTGCCTCTAAAGTTGCAAGACCAAAACCTTCTGCAAAAGCTATATTAATACATGCATCTGATATGTTGTGAAGAACATTCATCTGTTCAAATCCAACACGCTCTCTTGAAAATTTCACAGTATCCAAGATACCCAGCTTTTGAGAAGTAGCCATCAAATTCGGTCCTTCTTGATCATGAGGGTCAGTGTGCATCAGTAACATCACGTTCTTGCGCTGTTCCCCATCTAGCTTATCTAGAAACAACTTCCAAGACCATAGTACGTCATTTGGTCTTTTTCTCTTAGCATTCCTGTTGACCCAAAAAAGAACAAACTTGTCTTCAGAATTTGGACCAAGCAGTTGTTGCCTAAAGCTCTTTTTTTGATTCTCAGGGAGCTTAAAGAACAATTCATCTGGTAGAGCATGAGGTATGAAGTTTGTTCTATCAGGAAACTTTTCTTTGACTATTCCATAAGTCAGGTACGAGTGACAATTTATTAAGTCTGTTGATGCATAAAAGTCGTCATTAAAATCAGGAGACGGATAGTTGTCCCAAACGTGCCAATAAGCGATAGGACAAACTTGGTGGATTTCGTCTTCCATTGCCCACAGCCAAGTATAAAAGCGCGGGTCGGTAAAGATCATGAGTACATCTGGCTTCTCTGTTGCAAGAAGAACTCGTATCATATCTGGGTTACCGAACCCGTCAATGGGCTTTATGATAAACTCTGGGTGCGGTGCTTGGACGTCATAACTGCTGTGCTTCATTGCGGCACCTAGCTGCCTGACTGTCCAATTTCCCTTTTCTATCAGTCCATTCATCAAGAATCGTGACTGACAACCTACACCAGATGTGCTCAAGGCGTGGTCTGATATTAGAAGTATTTTTAATTTTTTGTTTTGATTTTCACTCATTGTAAGCCCTGTCTAAATGTTGGGTACCTTGTGAGTAATCATATCAAAACGATTTCAGAAGTATATTTATCTAATGAGACTATCCTGGACAGTTCGTTGTCCCCTTGAACTCACAGAACAAGCATGAGTCTCTATTCTTCAGAAAAATGCCGCGGCGGACTGTCTTTACCATACTTCTCATAATCGATAGAGCATTCTCTTCCGCTTTAGGACCAACAGACACTTTTACTAGCTCACAAGTGTTGCCTTTCTTGGCACCTCGTTTGAGAAGTACAAACCCGCATTTAACTTGCTTTGTATCTAAATCATTCTTTCTCATCCAGAATGACTTGTATAAAGCAATTTGAGCCCATGTTAGTATGTCTCTTCTCTTGGACGCGTACCACCCTTTATCACCGGCGGTCTTCCAGTCAAGAACATAATAGAATTCTTTCCCCTTAATCTTTACCTTAAGAAGAGCATCGATAAAGCCCTTGAAGAAAATGTCATAACCTTCCACAAACTCATAGAGTTCTTCTTCTGCTGATACTGTTTCCCACTCATCAAATTCAGAATCTAGAAATTGTGGGATTTCATTAAGACAGTTTTCAGCCCACTCAAGCCATTCACTTAAATAATTGTGCGGCTTAGGCTTCCACCCTTGTGAAGAGCGATAGTCGGCTTGAGCCTTTATCCATACATCAGAATCGAAGCCGTGCTTTTCCCACTCTGCTTTAATCTGATCAAGAGCTATAGAAACGTCCATAGAGCGGGTCTTTAAAAAATCCTCTAGCGCAGCATGGACCGCTGTACCATAAGAAAGATACGGACTTGGCTCATCAACAGAGATCTTGTCTATGTAAGTAAGTTTGTGTCTATACGGACACTCTTTCCATGTACGAATCTCAGAGTATGAAACGTGGGGTTTACTAGTCGGAAATTGCACTAAGGCAACTCTGTTATCTAATTCATCACTCATAAAGAATATTATACTTTATTTTGTGACTTTACACAGCCACCAATATATCTTTCTCAGAAGAAACAGATGGCCAATAGGATATGCTATAGTCAAACGGTAAGTTGTTTATTGCTGAGATTATTTTTTCAAGATTTATGGCATCAGGTGATCTATCACCCCACGGTGCTGAACCTTCTATTATGCTTATGTCATCAACCAAGATCACTGGCTTTTGCCTCATCACGCTAAGGGAGTTAATCTCTTGCACAACTGGACACGTCTCGAGTGGTTGACAAACAGCTCCATTTAGTGGATTGTCTATGTGGGCATCCAGCCAAAAAACAACCTTGTCATCCAATATAGAGCTTAAGTGGTTGCCTAAATTCGCACTGTCATCAGGTATCACAAAGTATCTATTTTCAGCAATCTCTTTTTTAAACGTGTCTTTTCCCCTGTCTACGAATCTTTGCAACAGCTCAATAGACACCACTTTTTCAAAACCCATGTCGAGAGCAATCCTCGCAGAATACCCATGATATAATCCAGTCTCAAAAAAGACAGTACAGTTGTGTTTTTCCTTTACTTCTTTTAAAAGTTGCTCAGGTATTGCCATTATTGTCTTCCTTGTTCTTTGCTTAACATCTTTAGGTCTGACTCATACATCATCCTAGCTAGTCCGTCTAAATCAACTGTTGCTTTCCACCCAAGCCTTTCTGTTGCCTTTGTAGCGTCTCCCAAAAGAAGAGGAACCTCATGAGGTCTGAACAGACGAGAGTCTATTTCTACATATTTTTCTACATCAAGACCTGCTATCTCAAAGACTTTGTGCAGAAACTCCTTGACTGTCGACGTTTCGCCTGTAGCAATTACATAGTCATCTGGCGATTCCTGCTGCAGCATTCTCCACATTGCCTCCACATAATCACCAGCAAAACCCCAGTCTCTTTTTGCGTCTAGATTTCCAAGATAAAGCTTGTCTTGGAGCCCGAGCTTTATTCTCGCAGCAGCCAGCGTAATTTTTCTCGTGACAAATGTTTCGCCACGTCGAGGGCTTTCATGATTAAACAAGATACCGCTAGATATATGCATTCCGTAAGACTCTCTATAGTTCCTACAGAGATTGTGGGCAAATACTTTTGCACATGCGTATGGGCTTGCTGGTTGCAGAGCTGTTGTCTCTGACTGCGGCACAGTCGGATTGTCTCCAAACATCTCTGAAGAACTTGCTTGGTAAACCTTTATTGTTGGATCGACGTGTCTAACTGCTTCTAGAATCTTTAAAGTACCCATCACGATAGTATCAACGGTCTCGACAGGTACATCAAATGAAACCTTAACGTGCGATTGAGCAGCTAAGTTGTAAAACTCTTGTGGTTTATATTTCTCAATCAGCCTGTATAACGTTGTGGCGTCGTGAAGAGAATAATATTCCAGTGATAACATCGGGTTATCGAACAAGTGGTCTATTCTATCAGTCGACAGGATACTTGTTCTTCTCTTGAGACCAACCACTCTGTAACCTTTGTTTAGTAACAGTTCTGCTAAGTAAGAGCCATCCTGTCCTGTTATACCAGTTACCATCGCTGTCTTCATAAAGTACTCCCTAAATAATAAATTTAGTTTTTCAAAGTCTAGTTTACAGAACCAATGATGATTTCACAAATTCTGTCTATGTCTTCTTCTTTGAAAGATTGATTGTTTGGAACATACATTCCGCTGTTGTCCACCACACTTGCATTCTTGAGATGCAAAACGCCATACTTACGAGTGTACATGGGTTGAGTGCCCATTGAACCAGCGATAAGTGGCCGACACTCAACTCCCGCAGATATCAAAGAACCTGCAATCTTATCTCTATTTTCATGGATGATGGGGAAGCAAAAATTAGATGTGAAATTCTCTGGACTGTTTTTAGGCAACCAAATCCCTGATTCACTTAAGTTTGACATGTACAGTTGAAAATTTCTTTCTCTAATTTTGCAAACTTCGTCTAATTTTTCTAGTTGTCGAAAGCCCAACTTTGCTTGAAGATCTGTGGCTCTTACATTGAATCCAGGATAATAAAATTTGTAAAGAGCGTCAAACTCTTTAACGTTGTACTCTTTCCTGTATCTTTCTTTTCTGTCTTCGCTCCAGTCGCGATCCCAACCGTGGTTCCTTATACTTAACAATATATCTGCTAAATTATCATCATCTGTGCATATCATACCACCCTCTATGGTAGATATGTGGTGACCAAAATAAAGAGAGAAACTCGACATCGTTCCGAATGTACCAAGCTTCCGGCCGCTGAACATAGAACCTAATGATTCGCATGTGTCTTCTAAGACAATCACGTTATTATCATCGCAGAGCTTCATGAGCTTATCCATATCTGGAACAAGTCCAAGTACAGAGACTAGCATAAGAGCTTTCGGTTTTTTATCCTTAATTAATTGCTCAAGGTGTTCTAGATCCACAGACAGGTCTTCCATGTTACAATCGCAAAGGATCGGTCTCAATCCAAACTGCATTACGGGAGATAAGTCTGTAGCCCATGATATTGCCGGAACGATAATCGAATCGCCGTGGTTTATTTTTCCATCGACTATCAAGGAATACAACATAAGAAGATTCGCTGAGCTTCCTGAATTTACATAAATTGCTCTTTTTGACCCAAGCCAAGAAGCCCACCTTGATTCGAATTCTTTGGTCAAAGGTCCCTTTGTTAGTCTAGGATACGTCTTCAACCACTCGATTAGCTCATCGATGTCGGAATTATCAATGGTATCTTTCACCAGAGGATATCTAATGCTCATATTCTTTTCCATCTTTGCGGTATCACATCTTCAGTGTTTAAGTGAGAATTATTTTGACCAAACCACTGCTTTGGAGCTATAACTTCATCGTCAAAACTTCCTAGCCATGCTCCCCACCAGCTGAACGATGAATTTGCGATTATCTTACTCGACATCTTCGAAAATAGAAACAACTCAACTACATCGTTTTCATTAGCAACATATGTGTGTTGGTCTCCGAACTTCTGCTTGCACCACTGTATATCGTCGCTAAAGAACACTTTTTTCTTATTAGAAAATTTACTTAATGCATCTGTGTAGTACGGTGAGTTTTCAGCAAGATTTGTGTGGACATCAGACAACTTCACATAATCACCTCTTCTTACGTGAACCGCTACACACTCACCAAAGTTAATAACTTCAGTATATCTTTCCACTCTTTCAGTGATATATTCAGAGGGCGAAAAAAGCTCCAGTATTCTATCCCTCTGGTGTACAAAATACTTTTCACTTTGAAAGTACCCGTCTAATAGTAGTCCGTCTTGATAGCCTATCTTGCTGTAATGGAATCCAGGTTCTCTATAGATACTTTTTATCCACGAAAAGTCATATCCATACACAATGTTTCTTAATACAGTATTTGCGTAAAAGGTTCTTTCATAGATATTGGGTGTAGCACCCTCAATGCCAAGTGGGAATATGCATCTGTCACCATTATCTAGAGCGAGAGCGTGTGCTGTTGCGATCTGAAACAACTGGTTTCCCAGCCTTCCCTTTAGATTACATGTGATCATCTAACTCCCCTTATATTTGGGTAGTTTTTCTTAAACCAATCGATTGTTACCTTCAGTCCTGTATCGAAGTCTGTATACATATCGTTAGACCAGCCTAAACCTATGAATTTAGAGTTGTCGCTTGGCTTTCTAAACTGTCCAGCAGGCTTTGTTGGATCCCACTCTATACTACCCTTGTAATCTAAAATATCGCATGTCTTTTCCACGATTTGTTTGATACTAACCTCCCCTATGTTTCCTACGTTCACAGGGTCGGCATCTTCATACTTTTCAAGTAAAAAAATCAAACACTTAGCTATATCGTCAGAGAAAGTAAACTCTCTTAAGGGACTACCGTCTCCCCAGAAAATTGGTGTGCTATTATTAATTTTCGCTTCCCATATCTTTCTTATGATGGCTGGAATCACATGACTATTCTCAAGATCAAAGTTGTCATAAGGGCCATACAGATTGTTTGGCACGGCGCAGATGTAGTTTCTATCATATTGTCTTCGAAGTGCTCTAGAGTGTACATCTAGCATCCTCTTTGCATACGCATATCCAAAGTTGCTTACATGAGGTGGACCAAGATGAATTTGATCTTCAGTTAATGGGTAAACTGCGTCATCTGGATATATACACGTAGAAAGTAGCGATAGCACTTTTGTTACACCAGCCTCGTGACAACAGTCAAGGATATTGGTATTCATCAAGGTATTCTCGGTATAAAAGTCTGCGACGAAATCAGTGTTACCCTTGACACCACCCACCTTTGCAGCAAGATGTATAACGGCATCAGGCTCCACTTTATCAATCACTGATAATACTTCGGACCGATTTGCTAAATCCGCATCTTGGCGGCCTATAGTGATGATTGTGTGAGTGGTGTCTACACGGTTAAATGCAGATCCAACCATCCCATGCCCACCTGTAACTAGTATCTTCATAGATAAACCTTATTTGCGGAACGACATGTTTACACATTACGCTACGTACTACTTCTATTTATATTAAGAAAAACGAAGGAATAGTGAAATACAACACTCTAGATAGTTGTAAAGCTGTCTGTATAGCTACTCACAGCATTTCATAACCAAACTCTGCAAAATCTCTCTCATATATTTCGTTCACTATTGAAATAAATTCAGGGTCGCGTTTCATAGAGCTAGAGTCTACTGGTTTACTACTCTTATTAACATGTATAGGGCTGACGTCTTTTTTTAGTAAGCCCTTTATTCCCTCTATAGAATGATCCATATCGTCAATCGAAACGATTAGATCTATGCCAATCTCAGGATGCTTAATAAAGTTGTGCATTGAAGCCAACCCATGCATCGTCCAGTTCCCAAAAGGAAAGTTCTCTCTTATCAAGTCTAGAGAAGATATAGACGAAAGCTCGTCTAAATTCTTTATTCTATTAGAGTGTGATTTCAAGAGGTTGGTGAATTCTTTGAAGCTAATGCCTCTCGGTTTTGCGGCGTATGTCCAACACGAATATATTCTATCATACGGATTTCTGATCGAGGCTACCTTCTTAAACCTTCTTACTTTTTCTATTCCGTGCATTAAGCAAAAGTCTTCTAACGTAAAGTTACCGGAATTTATCTTGTTAGGTCCTCCTGCGCCGAGGATAGAAGCGAAAGTCTGACTACCTGTTTTCGGCACACCTACAAAAAATAAGCTATTACTTTCCGATATACCTTGCTCTAAATTCCAGTGTTCATTATGCTCTAGTTTACTTGACATAATATACACCCTTGAACTTCTCAGTTATTGCGCTTCCATATCTGGACGCAAAGAGCCGTTTTTGGTCAGCATATTGATCTGGACGATTTAAAGACTGGTCGTTCAAAGCGCTATTGTCATGTGGTGTAAGTTTTTTTGTCAAAGACTTATCACATCTTCTCACTGCCTCGCTAGCCGTATCAACAGTACCGCCCATTCCCAAAAAAGTAGATATTGCCATCAGCTTTCCAACAGGATCGTCTTTCAAATCCTCGTACGTCAATGACATAAAATTCTTGACATCACTGTTATTGGATAACCAACGCTTAAGATGAGCGTAGTATTCTTGTGATATCTTTTCAACGTCCTGGTCTAAACGTTCATTAGTCTTGCCGTCCCAGGAAGGTAGTAGATTTTTTTCGTACCTAAGTTGTGAGAATATCGTGTCTATTGGATCCCTGTAAAGGTATAACACATTCTTTAGTCCTATAACAGGACCCTCTGTATGGTGTGGTTCTTTTATCAACCTATTATGGATATGAAATCCCCAGCATTTAACGGGATTCGGATCAAAAAAACTTTGAACGTAAGAAGGCATGCCCAGGTGGACCTCCAGCATCATCCTTAGCCAGTGTGAGCCTGTTCTTGGGTAGGAAACCAATCTTGGAAAAGACATATCATCGAATATGTTTCTATCCTCTAACTGTTGCGTTATGTCATACATGCTATTTTCCTTTGTTTATCTAGACTTAATAAATTCTTGTATGTGTTGCTTTACTTGACGGTCTACGCTATAACACGACTTAATACATAGCTCGTAGTTCTGCTCAATAGCCGGTAGCATCTCATCATACATCTCTTTATTGATACCATTGATTATGTCTTTTAGCTGCTCTAGGGTATCAAACCTGATTGCTCCATCTTTATTGAAATACTCCCACACATGAGCATCTCCCCAATAGATAGGCACCGTCCTTGTTGCAAAACAATCCATAATCTTCTCTGTAAAGTAGCCTCTAGACCTGCTGTTTTCTATTGAAACAGAAAAATAGTAATCTCTTAGAGCATCCGACTTTTTTTCTAGCCATTTTCCTGTTCCTGATCCGAACATATCAAAAGAATTAGGTAACATCGTGGCGATGTCGTGTCTTAACCTATGCCCAGGAAGAGACCTTTTGCTAGAGAAAATATGTGAGCAAAGTCGGCTTTTATTGTGGTTTGCTTTATCAAGAGCAGGAGTGTCTAAAAAAATACCATCTGCTGTTACGTATCGACAGTCAACTTCTGATAAGTGTTTATCAATAACATCTAGGTTATGGGTTAAGATTAAATCAAACTTCTTGTAATTTTGCGAAAGGTACTTATAAGAAGTTGGAGCGAAGTCTATGGGTTCCATTATCCAAGCTACGTTAATAATTCCCGGTTTGTTATCAACTTGACTCAGCATATTATCGGTAAATACGCTTACTCTTTGAGGGTCATAATCTCTAATGTATTTGATACCGGGCTCTATCCTTCCCTTCTCTAAAGAGTCGTCATAGCTAGTAGCGTGGGCAATATTATAGTCAAACAAGTTGACTTCAAGCACATCATTATCTTTATTAGAACCCATGTTGTATCCTCTATCTTAGTTTCGGCCGATTCTTCTTTGATATCATATGACCCTCTACGCAAGCAGAGTCCAAAGAGCTCAAGTCCATGAAGGGTTGTAAACCTAGAAAGTGAGTGTTTATGAAGCCATGCCTCTCTAAGTGCTGCTCAAGTGGATATTTCGCTGCGTTAAAATTATTTCTGCTTAAAAAATAACCTCCTTCTACGACATTTCTGGCTGCCCAGTCTTGCGCTGCGAACTTTGCTATCGGCGTGGTCGGAAAAGAGCCAATATCGTTATGAACAAAAGCTATGGGTATGTCATCACTAGAATTGAAATCTAAGACATTCTTGACTATCACTTTTTCGTGGTTGGTCGGATTAGCTATGTCATACCCGATGCATCTTTCTTTACCATATCTTTCACAAAGCAAGTTAAAAGAAACGCAATTATTGCTTCCAAGAACCACTATGTATCCGTTATCGGGAATGTCATTAATCTTGAATATGACATCTCTGTAGATCTTACAGACATAATATTCTAAGCCGTATCCGTTAACTTCTCCATGAAGATGAGTGTTCTTAAACCAATAGTCTTCGTTATAGAACTTTCTTTCGCTATCATTCATATTAAACCACTTTCATTAGACTCATTCTAGTCTACGAACCCCTTGAATACGCTCAAGTTAGAGACATCATGATACTTCCATGAGCCACCACAGTCTTTATTTTCTTCTGGTAAGTCTTTAAAGATTTGAATTCCTCTTGCAGCTTGCTCAGGTGGCATGTACATATTCCAACCTAGCATCTCTATCTCATCTTTGTCATACGGTACGTCTATGTGACGGCCTTCGTAACGCGCAACCTTGAACCACCTTGCTGCTTCTGGATCATCTGTTAGAATCATACCACCTTTACCAATATTCAGGATTTTCTTTATATGAAATGACAAACACTGATATGTCCCTGGAACATACATTCCTTTAGTAAACCTTGTTGCACCATCAATTACTGGATACGGGTGAAGTTGGTATGCACCAGACCACTCAACATCTTCAAACTTTACCCTACACCCAGCATGTATAATAGTCTGTGGGACGGAAACGTAAGTCTTAGACGGAACAGTAATGGTACCTTTTGCGTCGAGATACTTTAGACAAAGAAACATAGCATCTGTGCAGTTATCTACTGATACTGCAAATTTACTTCCTGCGTATTCTGCTACCATTTTTTCGAAGGCATCAACAACGTCCCATGGATCATTGATAGTAAACCCTTTTTTCTTCAGGTACGGTATCACATCTTCTAAAGAAACAAACATCTCAAACTCCTAAGGCGGAATAGTATTCACCAATTTTAAACTTCATATTTGTAGTGGCAGTTGATAAGTCATAATCTTCGTTGTAGTACATTTCAGGAAGCACACGAAAATCAAGACTAACGCGAGTTAGCCCAGTAGTGTTTGGCTTATTTCCGTGGCGGCACCTGTTTCCATTCCAGATTATAAACTCGCCATACTCACAGTTCATCGGAGAAAAATCACCTAATCCTGGTAACGACTCAGCCCAGACAGCACTTTCATCTCTCATCTGTGTCAAAGGTAATAATATGTTCAATTCACCCAGCGGATGCTTGTGTCTTTCATCATTGTCACAATGCCAGGTAGTAACGGCTTTTCCTGTGGGATACTGTATTCGAAATGACGGTAATGTTTGATATATGATTCTTTTCTCGTCTTTAAACTTAGAAGCAACTTCATCTTTTATGAATGATTTGTAAGAACTCAAAAACTCGTCCCATCCAGATCTCAATTTATCATAAAACAGTTTGTGGTATTTACTGTGTGTATCATTTCCCAAACCAGTATTTCCATCTGGGGCTACATAAATCTCTTCAAGGTGATTATGCAAGACCTGCAAATCTTCAGCTTCAAACAGATCTGATATAAGGCCTACAAAATTGTATTTTTCACTGTTGTATTTAATCTTGTGTTGCAAAATCGTCCTCACTGAACACCGGGCTTTGGGCCGGCGCTTGTGTTAAATTGTTGGACCAACTTATGGTCTGGTATAATTTGAGCCAAGTAAGTTAATATAAACCTAGCAAGAGGCCTGTTCGCACGGTGAACAAGAACAAAAGTCTCGCCATCGATATCAGAAAAAGCGTTTTTATAGAAATCTAGGTACCCATCCTTTCCAGATGTGTCTAGCAAACTATAGAAAGCGATGTGGTTGATTTTGGGAAAAATAATGTGCGCGGCTAATTTCATAGCTTGGTGATAGCAAAATACAGATATATCTGCTTTTATCATGCCACTTATCGCGACCATGTGTTCCAAACTATTGTTGGTGAGCTCTAGGTTTTCATGGTGCAAATGATAAGACCTCTTCTCACTTTCAAACGTAAAAAAACAGTTGGGGGCCAAGATTTGACATATATCTAAAAAGTGCTTATCTTCTGGACTGTAACCCCAGAACAAAGCTTCATCATAACCACCACTAGCATATAGAAGGAGAGCGTTCACCATTATACTACCACCAGGTGGATACACTTGTTCATACCACCTGCTGCTTATGTTATGTGATATCTGACTCAAGTCTTTGGTACTCAATTCATTCGAAAAGTATTTTTCTGTATTTTCTTTTGAAACGTATTCTAGCTTTCTGTCTTTTATAGTTTGGCATATCCATCCTTCACCAGCAGGTAGTGATGCTTGAAAATTTCTAGCATTGTCCAAGCAACTTTTAACCCACCCATCGTCTGTAACAATGTCTACATCATGAAACAAAATGTAGGAAGGGATATGACTAGTGTCTCCAATAAAGTGATTTACTGCGGCGTTCATCGTAACAGATTTATTAAATTCACCCTTCACTTTTCTCATAAAGTGATAGCTTGTTTTCTCCTCTGTACAGAAAATGTTATGTAAGGGCTCATCATCCATCTCGGACACTATCAACCCAACAGCGGTTGGATCTTCCAAATTATTTATTTGAGACTTTAGACATCTAACTGTTGCTTTTAAGTGGTTACCTCTTTTATGGACAGGCACTATTATTAGCAACTCGCAGCTTTGATCTTCTTCATACAATCGAAATTTGTCTTTTTCAAGTGATTTGAGAGTGTGGACCCTAGTAGAATTAATATTTGAAGTTGATAGATGCACCAAAGATCTTCTATATAGTTGCAGTAGTTGATTATCTTCCATATTCTTCTTCCGTTATTCTTTTTTTACCAAGAAAGTCTTTCGTACTTTTTACGACTTTTCGTTAGCGTGACTGCATCATTTTGCTCTTTGGAGTTTACCTTATAATCCGACAAAGGGTTTTCCTTATTATAGCAATACATAACATACGGTAAGAACGCATGACGCTCTTGAGCCATTTCTAACATTGGTACCATGAATGCAACATCCCAGCCAGCCGAAAAGTACTTTCCACTGTTGTCACGTAGATCTTCATCTTTAATCGAGTACCACAATCGGCTCTTGAATGTTCTTAAGTGCGAAGCGCAAAAAGGGACGTTTCTATAGTCATTTCCAATAACCACTTCTCTTGCATAGGGTCTGCAATTGCTACGATCACCATAGGGGTGGCCAATCCAGTCACCGTAAGTCAACAAGAAAGAAGGGTTTTGCGTATACACTGCTTCTATTATAGACAGGCTAGAATCTGAATACAGAAAATCGTCTCCATCGATTACCATCATGATGTTATCCGGATCTTCATGGCACTTCAGTATATTAAAACCGTCGACTATATTCTTAAGCGCTTTAACATTCTCTTGGTTGTGAACGACTTTAAACCTTTTGTCATCTTTCACAAAGGGAAGGCTATCGATAACTTCTCCTGTCTTGTCAGTGCTAGCATCGTTTATTATGACACACTCCCAATTCACAAAAGTCTGAGTAGAAATAGACTTAAGACAACGCTCTATCCAGTTCTCTGTATTGTAGGTGGGAACCACTATCTTCATTTTTTGCATAGTCACACCCTCTTGTTACCATGTGCAGTAGGATCGAGTTGCCAATCATAAATCTTTTTCTCTCTTTCTCCATGAACAATACCTGCTGTCTTATACATCGTGTAGTATGTATCGCTCATAAAAATCGGTATTCTAGCGTCATAGTCAGGGTCTTTTCTTTGAGTATAATCAACAAGAACATCTTCTAAGTTAGCAAAATCTGTATGTGGTAAAAGCTTAAGCCAGAGATGTAAGTCTTCAGCTTTTGGAAAAAGCTGCTCATAGCCTCCGACTATACCAAACATTTTGTTTCTTATCAGCACAGATGGGTGACATATTGAATTTTGACCATAAAGAAAAAACGCCTTAATTGTATTGTCATCAGTTGGGTAATCAACTTTTCTTCCCATCGTACCCATTTCTTGTAAGTTACCTTCTTCGTCAAGTAACTGTATCTGCGTTCCCAAGACTGACACTTCAGGATTTTCGTCCATAAAAGCAACTTGCTTTTCTAGCTTTTCAGGATACCAGTAATCATCTCCGTCCTGGCGCGCCACAAACTCAAGATGGCAATGTTTAAGACCTGCATTGAGGGCAGGAACAATACCCGGCTCTTTACAGCTCACTATCTTTATGTCCATATCGTCAATAAATTCTTCGACTATTTCGATAGTGCTATCTGTACAGTTATTGTCGACGGCGATGACTTCAAAGTCTTTGTAGGTCTGATTTTTTACTGATACTAATGCTCTACGAACTGTCGATTCGCAGTTGTATAAGGGTATCAATACGGAAACTCTATTCATTTTTCTCTCGTAAATTTAAGAACTCTACAGGATGAGTTGTATTAAGAGTTACATGAGGAACATTCGCAGAGAAGTCAACTTTAGTGTGGAATATCCACCCCCCTAACTCAGAAGCCAACCTTTTGCTTAAAGCTTCGATGTCTTCATCAGTTACTTCGCTCCACGGCTTATCAAACATGACATTGTTCTCTGTGGTATCCTCTGCATCATGACGATACTGGCTTTTCCAGAATGATGCCCAATGAAGCTTGTACTGCTTAATCTTCTTAGAAATATCATACCATGAATAGTGGTGAACTGATGGAATCTGATCTACAACCTGCTGGAACCAGTTTTGATATGCGGACATCGCTTCATCATTACCCATCAAAGCAGCTAGCCTAACCCTATGCGCATCCTCAGTGTAGAAGCCGACGTGGGGTATTCTTTCACCTGTCTCAGAGTGTATGTAATCACATGTGTCTGTCCCTAAAGCAGCATATATGTTACCTTCTTCATCCCATCTTCGAAGTTCACTCGGGATACCTTGCGTAACATATGGTTTGTTTCTGCTTATCCGCCACTTCCATGGATTGATATCCATACGAACTTTTTCGTCACCGCCCCAGTACTCGATAACTGGTAACGACATGATGTCAAACTGTGGTGGGAAAGCCTTCATGACATTTCTAGCTTTTTGATAGTCATTTTCGTGGACTATCTCATCGGCATCCATCTGCCAGCAGAAATCACCTGTACAATAGCTTCTAGCTGTAGCTTTTAGCTTACCGTCTGTCTCATACGCAAATGAGGGGTGATCATTCGGAACAGAATGCTGGTATACTTTAAGACGTCCGTCTTCCTGACCCTGAGCCATGGTCTGTAGTTCTTCCCATGTATCGTCATCGGAACCACCATCGACAACAACTACCTCATCACAGAAGCCAAGCATGGACCTTACAGTCGCCTGCCAAGGGTACTTCATACGATTTGCGTTCCTAACAGTGGTATAGCCAGAAAGTGTAGGAGTATAATTCATGATAGACTTGATTGCGTTCCAAAATCTTTCGCGGGCTGCATAGAGATATGACAGCATGTCGATATCAGATCCAGTGAACCACTCCTCATTAGCGTGCTGAACGTTCTCATTTAAGACCAGTTCGCATCCTAAAGCCTTGGCTTCGATAACCATTCTTGGACATGTGTCTCCTCCCTTAGGCAGATACACAAAACCCTCAGCAGCAGAAAGCTTTTGAAGCAGTTCTTCATGAGGAACTCCCCACACGACTTCGTATTCCAAGTCGTTATCTTTACAGTGCTGCTCGGCATCTTCAAACCCCTTGATCCAAGAATTTGAGCCGAGAACAATCCACCCCTGACGGTCTTGATTCTCATTTTCATACTTCACGGAGTTGACATATGCAAAGAAGCTATCATCGAAAACGCTGCTAAGCACAACTGAATCATTTTCTCTTAGGAAAGGAAAACGTGCTAAGTATCTTGCTTCTTGATCTTCACTCATCCACCATAGGCTCTTTGCGCCATGGAAGAAAGCTGATATCATCTTACCGTGAAGATCTTCATGACAGTCGCATTGAGTACCAGTCTCTAACTCATGCTTCTCTATGCTTCTGAATTTACAGAACTTGTAGTCATATTCGATTATTGAATATTCCATGTTAGCGATGATGGTCGGAATAAGAGATGGATTCATAGAAGTCGAGTTACAAAAAACCCAATGCTTCCCATGCCCGGACTTTAGCATTGCCATGCTTACATCTCTAGCATAAACCTTCTGTACCTTGACATCACTTGCGGCTTGAATTAGAGCTTCGGTTGTTAGCTCAGCACCACCGACATAATCTTCTACAAATAAATCTGCAACTACAACCACATCTGTACTGTCATCGATCAAATTGACAGAAGGCTGCTGTTGCTCAAATGGACTTTTGAATACTGACATATACGACCTCTAACCTTACTCCATCAATAATAGAGAGGGGTCTGAGGTTGTATACGTCAAGTTTTTTTCGAAAAGTGCTTGTACAAATTCTGGAAAGACTGCTAATATATTTCTGTAACTGAATAACTGAACTACTGTATTACTGAATCTTATTACTTATTAAATACTATTAATCTATATATTATATAAGTTAATTCTTAGTTAGAGCTTTCTAAAGCCTCTAATCTATCTTTTACTTCTTTTAGCGCTGAAACTATGTAAGCTGTCACTCTGTCATAAGATACTGACCTCGTGATCTCTACAGGCTCATTTCTTTCTGGGACTAGTTCTGGAAAAATATCAACAACTTCGTCAGCTACAAACCCAGGTATATGTACACTATTGGTATCATCGGATATGTCATAGAACAGACGTGGTAAAAGACTTGTCACCTGATCGAGACTAGCAGACAAATCAGATATATCTTTCTTTACTCTACGGTCGGAAGTAGATCTTCTAATCTGTCCGGCGACATCGACATTGACATTCGCGGAGGAGGCGGTGGATAAAGTGTACACCGACGGTACCTGTAATAGCCCACTGGCTCGATCAACTATGATCCGATTGACGACGCTCGTCGCCTCTCCGCTTTGTATTATAAGGTCATTAGCAGTCCCATCGTACATCACCCTGAAGCCGTAAGCTCCAACGGTTCCAAAGCCTTCTGTTGTAGAAATAGTGTTCTCAATCAAGTCTAATCTAGCTTCATTACCGGAACCAACACCAATTAAAAGTCCTGCGTTTCCACCACCATTTGTTAGGGGATTAGACCCAACAGCAACATGAGCATTATCCATACCTCCGACCTGTAAGTGTTGAGTGGTCGACGTCGCTCCGTTGGCCGTGGAGTTGAAAACAATTCTAGTTCCTTCCGCCGTAGCTGGCTGGAAGGTTTCAGAAAACTCTACTATAACGTTTGCGACGTCATGATATGTAATATCATCGGTGGAGGCTTGGAAGTTTAGCTCACCAACGTTATATCCTGCTGCAGGCGTCGTAGAACTTGGTACATATCTCTTTAGGTACAAACCGGCGCCATTATTCATACTTGTACTATCTGACATGAGCACTACTGATGGAGTTCCGCCACCCTCCATGGCTAGTCTGTTAGTAGTATAAGTTAGGTTAGCACTATCATCTAGCAAACCACCAGTCCCAGCAATCACAACTCTATCCCTAGTCAAATTAGTACTAGTCAAGCCTCCAGCTAGAACGTTCTGGGCCTCAACATCCGCGGTGGCAACGACATTACCAGTGCTAATAGACATCACAGCGGTACCACCGCTGTTCAAGATGTCGTTTCCTGCAATTTGTAAGTCACCACTCAAGCGTGTCGTGGCGGCGGCAAGATCAATCCGTCCTGAGACTCCATTACCTATTGTTGCGCCATTCTCTAGAGTGATCGTGTCATTAACTGTCATGGGAAGATTCACGTTAACAGATGTTGTTGTGTCAACCTCTATAGCTGAATCTGTACCAAGAACATTCCCATGTCCAATCTTGAAGATACTGTCAGTATTATCCACACCGGCATGGTAGTAAAGAGTACCAGCTGCTTGATAATAAAACTCAACCTTAACGTCTTCTGCCCCACCATCACCAATTCTCAAGTAAGGGTTGGTTCCAACGATCCTGACTCCACCGATCGGTTGTAGTTGTATGATACCGTCTGGATTTACATAAAGGTGACCAGTAGCAGTGACACCATCATCGACAGTAGACAGCGTAGTCGCCCCATTTGCTCCAACATCAATAGCAAAATAGTCTGAAGTATTGCTCTCATTATGTATTTTTAAGTTAGCAGCGGTGAAAGAGAAACGATCAGCACCGTTATCCTTGATGTATATTTGACTTAAGTCAGAATCTAGCGTTATGTTTGACGTGGAGTCAATAGTGAAAGCAGCACAATCAATAGAAGAGTTCGCTCCAAAGTTTAGGGTCGAACCCGCGCCGAAGTTGGCTACTGCGCTACTACCCATCTCAAAAGATCCGGTAACGTTTAAGTTCTCTCCCACATGGGCGTGCCCATATGTGGTTGTCACGCTATTAGTGCCGCCGTCAGCAGCATTTAGCTGTACTCTAAACTGGGGATTTTGAGACTCATCCCAAACAGCAAAAACAGGGGTTCCACCGGTGCTATCTGCATCAACCTGTATGATAGCATTACCATCTGACTTGATTGCTAATTGGCCGGCAGTGGGTCCAAGAATGTCTCCACCATTGACTGTTAAGTCACCACGTATTGTAACGTTATCATCCGTATCCATGATGATGGTGTTTCCACCGTCTGAAGCTTGAATAACATTACCGCCGACTTGTAATGAACCACCAGCCTTTATATCTCCGCCGGCCGTAAAAGTGTTTTGTAAATCAGCGCTTCCAGATTTAATAATAAAAGAGCTGAAGTACGTACTACCACTTTCCCTGGTACCCATCCGTATGCGTTTTTCTTGACCTTCCCACATTATGAAAAGACGGTTACTGTTATCATACCCAGCGTTTATATAAGCATCTCCTAAAGCGCTAGCTGACTCTACTACAATCCTGCGATCACTAGAAGTATCGCTTAATCCTAAGTCTCCACCTACCGCGAAAGCTACGTTTGTTTCTGCGCTTACACCTACTCCAACCCGGGCACCGTTAGTGCCACCAGCATAAGATGCTGTAAGGATTTTATGGCTGACATTCTGATCACCAATAACCTCAAAAGACCCTTCGACAATAGAGGATCTAAAGTTCATAGGAGTGGGATCTGGATTAGCAACGGCGCTGTCCCCTACTTGGAAAACGAGGTCACCTGATGTGTTTCTGACTTCTAAAGATCCTGTTACCCAAATTGACATATTCTTATTCCTCGTCCATAAGTTCCATCAAGAGCTTGTATCTCTTGCCGTTCTTATTGTTTCGCAAAGTGAGAAAGTCTTCTTCCTCGATCACAGTCCAATCGCCACGTTCATTTTGCAGGTGTAAGTCGCCTGTATAGATGTTTGCCCACCTGTAATCATTGGACCCAAGATCGTAGGTGTTGTCTGCACCCGGGTAAAGACTCCCGGTGACTTCCATTCGTCCTGAATTTGTGGAGACAGCGACTGTTCCGCCTGAATCAGTGTTTTCAAGTTTCAACTTCTTGACTGAGTCTTGCGTGACGCCATAAACATATCTAGATGTATCCTCAAAATAGATTCTGTTGTTACCCGTAAACCAGACAGCTTGTCCGCCACTCGCGCCTGTCATCCTGAAAACTTCGCCGGCGCTGTTGTGAAATTCGAGCCGGTTGTCTGTCTTCATCTCTATCTTGACATTATCACCGCTACCCGGATACGCAAATGCCATACTTCCTGTGAGAGCTAACAGGTGTTCATTACCTGCATTTGCACCTCTCACCTGAACTGGAATTCCTGATCCGTCCGTATCAATTACTGCACCAGCACCTGCCATGAGCCCGGAAAACGGTACCGGATAACCATAGCCAGGCGTATTATATGCAGTGTGGAGTGTCATATAGAATTGAGGATTGTCAGTGAATATTGAACCAGATATGTGTACATCACCACCGAACACTGCTGTTCCTCTATCCAAGTTGCTGGCTGGTCGGTAGGATTTGACGGCAGAACCTATTGATCCACTAACGTAGAAATATGTATCTGAGTTACCGCCATTCACAGCGGTCGTATACTGATCATCTGAATCGAATGAGAACGAGCCAGTCGTCTTTATGTACGATGGTTCACCACCACTGATTGTAAAGACGTCAGTATTGTCAGTGACAGATAAGGAAGCCAGATCTCTAAGAGATTTAGATATACCTAAGTCACCATCAAGAAACACTAAAGCGTCATCTCCGGTTCTTCTATTGATTTGTACAGTACTGTCTCTAAATCTGAGATATGGTTCATTTGAGCTCACGGATGCGAGTGTCAAGTTATCTGAAGAGATTGAACCAATAGCAACAGCGCCTTTAAAATCAGTGTTACCAGAGACAACCAAGTCACCTCCGACTAAGGTAACCCCTCTTGTGTTAGAGTTGGTTGTACCAACAGCTCCACTCAATAGTGTCCTTACGTCCCGATGTCGAAGCATGGTAAAGTCACGATCGACGTCTGCTTGGTTCCCACCGATAGATATGAATCCTTCGAATCCGCTACCCGGTCCACCAGCATATTCTTGACTGGAGCTAAGAATTATAACTGCTCCACCGGCTTGCTCATCTGAAGACGCACTAAGAACGATGCTTTGTGCCGGTATATTATTCAAGTAACTTCCCCCGCCGCCGTCGGCTGGTCTGTCTGCTATTATGTTAATATGAGTACCGGAAACGAAAAGCTGTGAACCATAGAACCATGTAGATCCAAGTCTCTCAGACCTCAATTTAGTTGTGGGAATACCAATCTGGAGATCAGTGTCATCATCAGCGGGAGTTGCTCCCGCAAGTTGACTCTGAACATTCCGTACCTGGAATGAACCGGCTGGAGCGTAGAAGCTTAAATCATTTCCATCAGAGGTAACCATCAATGGATTGTCACCGGCATTGATTTGATTACCCGGGTCTAAGTTGATCTGATTTTTGAATGTTGTACCATAGCTAGGTCCTGGATTAAACAGAATACCGCCTCTACCTAGTCCGTTTCCTGTCGACGCTGTTAAGTGAGTTACGGTACCGAGAGCATTGTCAGAACCTGTTATTAGCAGGTAACCAACTCCGGGTGCAGTCGCTGGGATACTGACGCCAGCCATTTCTACCCTAACAGGTTCAGAATCGGATACATCAGTTATAGTTCCTTCAACGGTATCTTTTATACCAGCGCGCCACGTATCATTTGCGCTACCTCGCCCGAACACCAGAGATACATCATTTATACTAGAACCACTGGCAATTGCAATACCGCCATTTGTGTTATTTGAACCGCCTCCGCCAGCGCTAGCTAGCTCGATTAGGGCATCCTTAACTTGCAGGTTTACAGTATCTATCGTTGTCAACGTACCGTTAACGTCTAGATTTCCGCCGATGTAAACATCACTATCTATAATAGCGTCCTCAAAAAAGCGGACTGTTCCGTTGTCTAAAACGCTGAACGAAACAACATCATCAGCACTAAGAACACTAGATCCAAAACTACTCCCACCGCCAGGGGAGAGGCCGTCAGCTAGCTTAAGGTTTCCGCTAATCGTGAGCTGAATCCTGTCTGAGACGTTGGGGTTGTTTTCTATAGTTGCTCTTAGCTTAGGGGGTCCAAATCCGCTGTCAGAAGTTCCTCTTGTCCAGAATTCAATCGCTGTGTTAAAATCTGGTACAGTACTCCAGGTTGATTTTGCTCGTGCACCTATGTAAGCTGCATCGGAACGACCTGAGCCTCCATTATTGGAGCCAAACTTGATTACTCCGAGTGGGTCCTCGCTTGAAATACCAGCGTTGATATTCGAAAGATTTAAAACGCCCTGCTTTCGATCACCATCAATGAAGAGCTCTGCGGCGCCATACCCTACTCCTGAACCGGTTATATACACTTCTCCCAATAAGGGCCCTGGCTTTCCTCCCACCCCTTGACCATATATAGTACCTGGAGTTCCACTATATTCTGAGAACCTCAAGACCGTGTCCCATTGAGAGTTCTTGATTTCGTTACCAGCTACTTGCAGCATACCGTATATTCCGGTATTTCCCGCTCCAGTGTGAACAAGAAAAACCGTACCATCAGACCCTGTAAGGGCGTCGTTTCCTATTTTAAGTCCTCTGGTAATGGTGACATCAGGATCTACGGCTCCGAAGCTCAGAGCATTACCAGCGGACCCGAGAATGTCATTTCCACCAACGGTTAGGTCACCACCAATTGTGAAGTCCCCCGCCAGTGAGAAAGCAGACTCTGGAGACAGCTCAAAGTTACCAGAAATAAAGACATCACCATCGAAAAGAGCGAGACCACGATCATCCGTTCCCTTAACTCCTCGTGAACCAGACACGTGGAAAAAGACGTCTGTGTTCGTTGACCCGTCGTCGGGATACGCGAACGCTCCGGCTACGCCGTCGACGATCTTAAAAGATATGTTTCCAGCACCGTTGCTGCTTCCGTTATTACTGGTTGTGGGATCTGCGAGAAATAACGCTTTACCTGTAGTTGGATCCGTAGTGTATCCCTGTATGATCTTATTAGGTACCTTAAAGTCACCGACAACAGTATCTGACACTTCAATGACACTTCTTTCAGCCCAAAGAGTACCACTGACAACAACATCTCCACCGAAAAGAACAGAAGAACCATCAGCTCTTGTAAGTCCTGGATTGGCAGCTCCGCTTACAAACATCCAAACGTCATCACCAACATTAGATAGTATGGCGGAATCAGTGACGTTACCTCTCCAGTCAGATGCTATGGAGGAGCTGTATATTAGCAAGCCGAGGTGGGGTTTTGTGCTAGCAATAGAGCCTGTGCCCACAATAGCTTTTATTCTAATTCTGTCTGCTCTAAAGTCTTTTGCCATATCTTAAAAGCTCCAATTGTCTTATATCTTCACGCATTCTCAGTAACTGTTGTCGTGCTTAGCGTCTTGTTTTTGACCCCAATAGCTTTCCACATAAAAGACATGGTTTCTATGCCACCGTCATCTACAAGATTTTCCCCAACACTTCTTCTTACATTGAATTTCCACTTGTCGTCAGAAGTATCAAATTCAAGTCTCGTGAATAAATGAATGTTGATGTTTGCATTATCATCTTCGTAGTCTGCGCCCACTGCAGGCCTGTACGGAATTACAGTTATAACCGGAAAATAGTCTGACGGGAAATCTAACTCTACAGGATCCAGTAAGTCTTCCTGTCCTGCTGGTATGACACCGACTCCAGAAGCTATGTAGATGCTATCTCCTATCATACTTGCACCACCTGCACATGGACTTGTCCCGTGAATGGTGCACTAGCCTCTATAGTTACTGTAACTTCACGCCCTCCGCTGGAAGGTACACCCGATAAAACTATACCCGTTATGAAGAGATTTACGTTGTTTATATCGCCGTATGGTGTTAAAGTGACTGTTGGTATTTCGTTCTTATAGTATCCCTTGAAAGTTGCTGTCTTGGAATCTTCGTTATTAAAGTCGACCAATATACCATCTAGCACGACATGCCCATCCGCTTGAAGACCAGGCTTGGGCTCTTTGCGAAACCTCGGGTACGTCTTACGCCATCGGTTTCTGTCTATAGACTTTGTTCTAACAGCCATAATTTACACCTCTTGCTTAAATATGTAGCAAGAAGCGTTTAAAGAATTTCTGAGGCAATTGAAGCTATATTGGAGCGCTGTCCCTTGGCGAGCTGAACATGCGCGTGTTCTTTTCTGTCCTTGAATTTATCGATAACGATTGACAATCCGTTGCTTAGCCTGTCGATGTACGGAGTGTCAATTTGATCTGTATCTCCAAGAAGAACGATTTTAGAATTCTTGCCAACACGGGTGATGATAGTCTTTAGCTCATGGATTGTGGCGTTTTGAGCCTCGTCGACTATTACATAGGCATCATTGAAAGTCCGACCGCGAATAAATGATAGAGGAGCAACTTCAAGCTCTCCCTTGTCCATCATGATATTGAAATACGTAAAGTCCTTATCACCCATCATGGTTCTAAAGTTATCCATAATAGGAGCTAACCACGGTGCCATTTTTTCGTCGACGTCACCGGGTAAATAACCTAAATCGCGACCAACAGGTTGAATGGACCTACTGATTACGATTCTGTTGTACCTTCCCTCTTGTAATCCGTCAAGGCCAGCCATCAGCGCAACGTAAGTCTTTCCTGAACCAGCTAAGCCTGTCAGTGTTACCAGCTCTATGTCACTATCTAACAATGCTTCTACGGCAAATCTCTGCTCTTTATTTTTTGATTGAAAATCAGACATTGCTTTTCCTGGCTCATGTCTAAGTTTAACAATCTGGTTTCCATCAAACATGCCTAAGCCAGATCCACCACTCTCAGCAGACTTAAGCACAACAAACTCATTAGGCATTAAGATGAGCGCCGGGTCGGTGAGTTTTACTTCTCCTTCAAGGAAAAACAGGTCAAGCTGTGACTTGGTAACCTCTATTTCTCTCCTCCCCGTAAAGGCAGCGCTGTCCTGCTCGATATGGTCCTTATAGTAGTCCTCTGAAGCTATCCCCAGTGCATCGCACTTAACTCGGAGGTTAATGTCTTTGGTAATTACGACAAGGGGCCTCTGATCGTCATTCTGAGCCTCGTTGAGACAAGTTGCTAGTATCTTGTTGTCGGGGCGGTCGGCCTTTAATCCGTTAGGTAGAGAATCAACTCTATCCTCAATCTTAATCATAACAGTTTGCGAGACCGCGAATTCTTCTGGAACTTCTACTCCCACATCTAGTCTACCAAAATCTCGCATTTCATCTAGAAACCTGTTAACGTATCTGGCTGACTCTCCAATAACTCCCGGCTTTTCCTTGAATTTATCAATCTCATCCATCACTTGGAGCGGCAAGATGACATCATTTCCGGGAAAAGAATGTATTGCTGTTTTGTCATATAACAGAACGCTAGTATCTAATACGAACCTTTTTCTGACGTTACTCAAAATAAACTCCTTGAAAAATCCGGTAGTTCCAACTTAAAATAATCAATAAACCTCATGGAGGACTTCGTTAGTGGGTAAGAAAACAAATAAGAAAGAACCATCATTAATAAATTTAAGAGACAATGCTCAACCAATAAAAGGAGAGACATGTTTTTCTGCATGCAAAAACTTTGATGTAAGTTGTGTTGTTTCTGAATGCCGTTATTTCCAAGATATGGCTGGAAATTTTCAAAATTGTATCATCAACGCTTCTGAGCAAGGACCGCTTACTCTTCAAGAGGTTGGTGACATTTTTGATGTGACCAGGATGAGGATATGTCAAATAGAGAAAATAGCTAAACAAATCTTAAAAACCTCAATAGAGACAGTTGACAATCCTTGCTAGTATTAACTATCTTCGAACACAAAAAAAGAGAGGCGATGCCTCTCTTTTATGTTGCCAAAATGACTTTAAAAACTTAATCTTTCTGGGCTTCGAGAGTTAGCTTAACAAGATCTCCAGCTGCTGACTTAAGAGCCCGAAGACCCTTTCTAGCTCGCACACCGGCTGACTTATTGCCATGAGCGTTTTTATGCACGTCAAGCTCAAGCTCTTCGACTAGAGTCTTAAGAGACTCCCAACTCTCTAAAATGCTAGTAGATTCACTCATCTTCCATTCCTCCTGGGTATATCAATTTTGTTTGTGAATTTTCACTATCAGAGCTTTCAGATTCTTCGGAAGGCTCTACTAGATTTCTAATGCCAATCATCAGAGATCTATCTTCTAGCTCTAATGCTAGTAAACCAATAATCTTCTTCATTTGTGTTTGTGTCACACCAAACCTTAAAATCTCAGTAACAATTTCTCTAGATTTCTTAGTGTCGTTTAACCAATTGACATCTTCATTATGAAGCTTGTCATTATTCATATTCTTGTTAGCGTTCATTTGCTATTACCAAAAAATTCTTCCCTAGAAAATGGCTCAACCTCAAACCGGTTATCACCTTTATACTTTAGGATTTTACCTGACCTTCTTGTATCGTTTAATTCGCTACCTAAAATTAACCATTCTCCGACCTTATTTTCTTCGATCATAAACCTAACGTATTCGTAGTCTGGCAACTCTAGATTGTAAGATGATAATACATTTCGGACGCTCTCAGGTAAAAAAACTGCCACGTCTTCGAGAGACATTTCAGAAGCAGAACCTTCGGCACTGGTAATAATCTTGGACGTACATGCCTCTATAACTTCGTGCATGATACCACAATTATTACAACTAGCTTTTTTTGGGATCATCACCCCATCTTCTCCCACAACAGAAAATACAACAAATGAGTGAGCCGGCGGATCACTGAGTCTTTTCATCGTTGGAAGTATGCATCTGCATTTTATAAGATGCTTGATCCCTTGCTTTTGCACTAGAAGCCTCTATTACTCATCGTTCTGAATATAGAGTCTGCAAGGACGGGCTGAAGGACTGCTGAGATTCTTTCGGCCTGTTCTCTAGTTATTTGCTCTTGAGCAACCATCTCTGCAACTGCTCTGGAAACAGAGTCTTCACAGAGAGCTTTACAGTCTAAGAATGCTTCTTTGACTTTTGACTTTTCAATAACAGGCACTGATGGTGCTGAATTTTTTCTTGGCATGAATATTCTCCTAAAAAAATCGATGCATTTATCTTTTCTACTTAGCGTACGCATCTGCTAACCATGATGAGGCCCAAGAATCAGGCTTTACAATACACTGGTAACCTAGTGATTTTACCCATGCCGTCGCAGAAGTAAAAACTACATTAGATTTAAAGGCTTCATTAGGGTTGATATCTAAGTGAACATTAACATCACTTTGGGTATCACCTATAAGTCCCGCCAAAGAGATCGAGTATTCCGTCTCTTTCAAGAGTCTGATCTTCAAATTGTGGAACAGCTTTCTATCTTTCTTGATTCTAGCAAAAAAGTAGGTCCCGCCTTTTCCCTTTTCGTATAGCGCTACCACAACAGCAAAAATACATCGATTTCCTATGAAGTGTGAATCACATCCAACATGTAGTTCTTTTTTTCCTCTTGATAGCTCAACAGCACTTAGAACTTCGTTAAATTCAACCACGTCAGAACTTGCATTACACCAAGTAAGCTGTGTTAAATCAACATGCTTCATCATCTATCCTTAAGATGGCCTTAATACTACTTAAGGATCTACGATCAGATTTTGCCATGTTGACTGCTTTAGCAGCATCATTAGCTGGTAGATATTTTACGAAATATTCGTCATTCATTTCTACTACATTCTGCTTAGCACATCTTGAAAAGTACGAGAACACTGCTCCTGCTCGATCCTCTAGCAGGCCTTTGCTCGTGTTAGAAAGTCTCGTGTAGATGACAGTATTTCTAGCAGACATTCTGCTTATTCTTTCTGAGAGTATACTTTTCACATCATCAACTTCTTCGTTTTCGTACTGGTCCTGTAGACTCATTTTTGCTTTGTGGATTCGTAAACTGCCAACATCATCTAGTAAAAGTCTAAGCGTATCTTTGCTACTGTCATAATACACATCTATTCCCTTGTGCTCTTTCAAGTCGATGTTACTAAGTCTTAGTCCATTTGCTTTATCAACTGGAACTATACCCAAAGCTGTGCATATATCTTTTGCTTCATTTATCGTTTCTATTGAATCTGGTAACACAAAAGGTATGATATGAGTCTTACCAGAGCTCCAGTTTACGTAGAGTGTATTTGAAACATCATCTGAAAACGCGCTGGACACTATGATAATGTTGTCTTTGGTGTCGTATGCATATTCTAGGATATGATGTATTTCACTGACATCTATAATAGCCCCGTTTACAACAAGTACTTTACAGTCCTTTATTTCTCTGGAACCAACATAACCATGAAAAAACTCATTTAGAGATACTAGGGTTTTAAATCCCAAGTGGGTTTCTACAAAAGGAGATGCATCATCGTGGTGCTTAAGAGTTAAACTTCCTGATGAGCCTGATTGTAGAATTGCGTCATAGAGCGTAGATGAATTGGCTGTTATGAACTCATCATTAACTCTATTCATACCATTAAACAACTCTAAAGAGCTAATTCTCTTTGGGACGCCAAACCCCTTATTACAACTAAAAAATTCTTCGAAGTATAAAGGTATTGCCCATGGGCATGTCTTGTTAAGGTTGTGCAAAGATGAGACAATCATCTTCTTTTGAGGAGAGTCGTTATCTTTATACTGCTCTAAAAACAAACGAAATGAATCAAGCCACCCTAATGAATATAGGCCGCCTTCCGCAACAAGCGAATAACTCTTGCTATCTATAGATTCAACAAATGACTTGATATGATCTAGTAGATCAGAATTAATTCGATCAAGTGAGGTACCAGCAATAACTTTGTTTTTCATAACGTACCCCTACATGTTCAGTGATACTTCTTATTGCTGTTCTTTTGGTTGATATCCGTCGTTACATTGTTAAATAGTTTTGATAGTGCGCTACCAAGCTCTTCTGCTTGTTCATTCAATACCTTTGTTGCGTTTTGTAGCTTTTCTTTTTCTTCTTTCTTTTCTTGAAAGCTGATTGCAAATCTACAAAATGCTATGAACAAGCTTAACGCTGCAATTGAAAGGCCCCACGTTAGACTGTGGTACGTTGTAACAGCCGCAAAAGCCAATAGTGTTTCAGCATAACCGATCTTCATCTCATTACTCCCTTATGTCTAATGGATAATGATAATTGTAATCGAGACAGCAGTTAATTTTCAAGACTAGTATTAACTGTCTCTCCAGAGATTATTACTGGCGTAAGTTAGAACTTCTTCTGCAGAGTCAGCAGTGTATCCATATTCATCAATTAGCGTCTGAACCATCTCTGAATATTTCTGTTGCTGTTCTTCATCTCTTGCTCTAGACTTAGTAACAATCCTGGCCAAGTCTTTTACTGACGTGATTAGATAGGTCTCGATAGCTTCCTTAAGAGGCTCATAGGAAGTATAGTCTACCTTCTCCCCTCTTCTCATCTTAGAGAACATGTAAGCAGTCACGTCAGCTCTAAAGCCATCCTTACCCGAACCACTGACTCCGATTGTTGACTCAATAGACCTCATAAAGTTCTCATCAGGCTGCATCTCTTCTTTTGTGATACGATCCTTAAGCCTGCTCTTCGTTGTGTAAGCCTCTGCATGATCCATATAGTTTTCAAAGATAGACTGCGCTTGCGGCTCATATGCTGTGATGAACGCCTTAGCAATTTCTTTTTCAAGCATCTTGAGGTATTCACCTCTTACTACGTTCCTTATCAACTCAAGACAACGACTCTGGAACTCTCTATCTATAATCTGATCCTTGACCTGCTTGACGAGAGAATCTAATATTGAGATTGGAGTGATGAAGTCTTTATCAGAATCGCTCAATGCATTATCGACGGCTTTCATAATAAATCTTGTAGAAATACCATTCATACCCTCATTCGGTGCTTCATCACGAAGGTCTTTAATATCGATCTTCTTAACTCTACCCTTTTCAACAACTTCTTCGCCGTTGTAAAGCTTAAGCTTCGTAAGAAGATCGCACTTTTGACTTTCCTTAAGCCGGCTAAGCACGGAAAACATCGAAGCAATTCTAATCGTATGAGGAGCAATGTGGGCTTTAAAGTTAGAGCGAGAAAGAATCTTTTCATAAATCTTAATTTCTTGCTCTAGCTCCAAAACGTATGGCACATCAATCTTAACAATACGGTCTAAGATAGCCTCGTTAGTGTGCTCGCTCTGGAATCGATTCCATTCAGCTTCATTACAATGCGCGAGAATGACTCCATCGAAGTAAATCATGTCGTGCTTTCCAGGGGCAGGAACTCTCTTCTCCTGGGTCGCTGTAATGATTGTGTGGAGAAACTCAATTTCATTCTTAAAGACCTCCACAAGCTCAACAATACCTCTATTACCTACGTTGAAGGCGCCATTTAGAGATAACGCTCGTGGGTCGTCTTCTGAATACCTATCAAGTTTCGAAATATCTTCTGAACCGATCAACACTGATACATCTTGTGAGTTTGCGTCCATTGGCGGAACAGATGCAACACCTCGACGAGCCCGTTGGGAGAATGTAGTTTCTTTTACTTTAAACTTTTCGTATTGACCATCGTATTCTTCAAATAGTAGATGTCTAGCGACTGGGGAAAGGTCACCCTCGATACTGACACCCAGCATTTCATTAAATCGGTCTCTTAGGGAACGAGGTAACAACTGAAGTGGCTCTCCTCGCTGAGGGTCTCCTACAAGGTGATAGTATGGTTGCCCATCCAAAGACTTCTTAATGTGCTCTGTTAGCGCAGACTTACCAGCTCCTACAGGACCCATCAACAATAGAACTTGTCGACTTTCTTCACCCTTAAGAGCAGCAGAGCGCATAAACCTCATAAGCTTCGCGATAACTGATTCCATTCCAAAAAATTCTGATTGAAAGTATTCGTAGGTTTTTACGTTATCACCATCAAACAATTTGTGCTTTCGAGGATCAGAGTCTTCCATCACCCCTGTCCCGTGAGAAACTACAGCGTCATACAGACGCTTATGCGCGTGGTCAGTAATACTTGGATCTTCCTCTACTAAAGAAAGATATTCAAGAAAAGTACCGGCGAACTTCTCGCGCTTCTTCTCTTCTCTTTGGCTCTTAATGATTTCTAGAAAGTTTTTATCAGACATGTTTTCCCCGGGTTAGATCTCAAAAGGTTCGTCTTCAATGATGGTATCAAGCTTTACTACATCGCCCCATAGCTTGCTAATATGGTGCACAACTGCATCTGCGTAGTCTAGCTCTAGGTCCCTTCCATCATGTTCATGAATTAAGCAAAGCACATTAGATTCGTCCACATTGTCAATCTCTATTATTGGTATACTATTACCTCCGACCTGTTTGATTAGGTCTTCCTTGATATTTTTCCACCCCTCATCATCAGAGACATCGTCAACAACGTATTCATCTTTTTTTAGCGAAAAGCTAAACAGCTCTAACTCTTCGCAGTCTTCTTGTGTTAAATACTGCCTTATGAAGCTTTCATCATTTAAAGATTCTCTGGCAATAAAGCATTCCTCTAACCCATGTCTTTCTTCTATCTTTCTAAATAAATGAAACCCTAGATGATATGGGTTAATGGATGCTGGATGAGGTCTTACAACCTCATTGTGAGTTTTAAGAAAAGGTATATGCATCGACGAAGGAAGCTCGAGCTCATGCATAAGACGATAGTGCCAATAACTCGCCCATCCTTCGTTCATAATCTTAGTTCTTATCTGTGGCATGAAGTAGTGAGCTTCTTCTTCTACAATCAACAGTAGGTCTCTTTGCCACTCTTCCAAGATCGGGCTTTGGTCTGCCAAGAATGCTAGAATATTTATTTCATTAGAGACTGGAACTTTTTCCGGATCAGGAACATGGAAAGAGTTATCGTATAAACCACCCTTGATGTCACTGACTAACTGTCGCTTTTGGTCCTTCTGTGAAACATACGGTACATACCTGTGAGGAACATTCATTGATAAAGCGTGCGCTGAATCTAGAATATCTTCTACTGCATCGATCCCTATGCTTGGATCTTCGATCAGTTTATCGATAAACCTCTTAGCATTTCTCATCCTTAATATAATGTTTTCTGGGTGTGTATGCTTAAAGGTAATGTTATTCTTAAAGAAGTCGGAGTGTCCAATACAGTGAGCCATGATTAGAACCTGTAGGTACATCGGATTTTCTTCCATGAGATAAGCTAGCGATGGATTACTATTGATGATCATCTCATAAGGTAACCCCTGCATTCCCATTCCATACATCGTATGGTTTCTTTCAAAAGACTTACCGAAGCTCCAGTGACTGTAATGCGACGGCATGCCGTGATAAGCCATAGCTCCAATCATTTCGTAGTAATCACAAGTCTCGTAAGCAAGCGGAAACCAATCTAGTCCGTGCTCTTTTGCCATCTTACAAAGCTTTTCATCCCACTCTGCTAGTTCATCAAAGAAGTTCACAACTCACCCCCAAAGAAACTATTGAATGCCTCCCATATATCTTCCTTACAAGTAATAGAGGAAGACTTAAACTTGTCATACACTAAACCTTCAAAGAGTACTCCTAAGCTTTTATCTCTTAAAAACTGTATCCTGTCTGCGCTTGGCTCAATTTCACAATAGCCATAGAATTGAACCTTCGGGATCATCTCATCAATTTGGCTTAGCAAAGCCTCATTATCACTTGGCCAGTTATCGCCGTCAGACGCGTGAAAAGTATATATATTCCATGATGATGGATGGTATCGGGAGTCAATGATCTCGTTCACCATCTTGACACCAGTTGATGTGATCGTACCTCCAGATGAGCCACGTTCAAAGAAGCTTTTTTCATCCACTTCATAAGCTTGAGATTCATATGCGACAAAATTTATTTCAACGGTGTCGTATCTTGAACGGATGAAATGATAAAGTAGGAAGAAAAAGCTTCTCGACAGGAACTTCTTTTCAGTAGTCATAGACCCAGATATATCCATCAAAAAGAAGATAGCAGCATTCGAAGTACGCTTTTCGGTAACTTTAAAGTGCTTGTAACGTAAATCCTTTTCCAAGAAACTAAAGTTCTCATCAGAGTCGGAGTCTCTTTTGCCCGCGAACTCATCTTTCTTCATTCTCTTAATACGTTGAATTGCAGACTTCTTTTTATCTAGTCTTGGTCTGATGCCTTTTGTCCTGTAACCTTTCCTTCTGATTTTCTTGGTTATTACTTGAGCATTCTTCTTGTCTTCAAAGTTTGGAAGCTTTAAGTCTTTAAAGAGATATTCTGCGACTTGATCAAGAGTTAACTCTACTTCGTAGAACTCTTCGCCTTTTTCGTTACCAGGTTTATCAGGGTTTCCTTGACCTTTTTGCTTCTTCTTTTTTCCGATTGTTTGACCGCGACTAATATCGTTGCCTTCACCAGAACCAGCTCTTCTGGATCCGTTGTCTCCATAGACAAAGCGATGTTCTTTGATTCCCCTAACTGGAATCTTAAACTTCTTTTTTCCACTTTCTCCGATGATAGATTCTTCTGCTACGATATTGTGAATGCCGTCTTTTATCGCTTTTTCGATCTTTTTTCTATGACGTGCTCTGTCGCTAGCTGATCGGTCTGCGATAGTTTTATGCTTCTTGAATATCGACATTCTTTTGTATCCTTGGATCCTAAACCATTCTACATATTACTAACTATGGATTATATTTCCTAGAGTGCTCTGAATAAAAATATTCAACGCCAGGTCTCAGGTAGCTTAAGCAGTTTTGTACAAACTCATCCTTTGTAACCCACCGCCAGCCTGCATGCTCAACTAAACCTGATGATGGGTTTTTTGTGATGGTCGGAGTTTGATTTGTGCTAGCACAAAATGAAGTTAGCTCACCGTTGGTGAAAGGGCTGTAGAGAATATCACCACTCCTAACCATCACTGAACACTCCTCGAAGCACTCTCTGGTGGCTGTAGTAATATCATCCTCCCCCTTTTCCTTGTGACCTTTCGGTATATCGAATATGCCATCTTTCCGAATTAATGCTAACATCAGCGGCGAGGGGCTGCTAATAGTGTCTTCTCGAAATAGCACGAATCCCGATCCAGCCATTATTCATTCTCCCCTGCCGTAATCATCGCTAATTCGGACAACATCATCTAAGTGGTTCGTACTTACTTCGATCACTTTCACATATCGATCTTCTGGTGCACAGAATCTGTGAACTTGTCCAGGTTCTACATGTAACGTTTCACCTTGCATCAGTCTTGTTTCATTATCATCTTTGTCATAATTCAACAACACACCTTCCATGACATACACTGTCTCTGTCTTTTTTTCGTGGTATTGCTTCGAAAGCCGTTGGCCGGCTTCGATAACAATAAGCTTGGCTACATAATCTTCTGTCTGGGCCCAAATTAACTCAAATCCCCAGGGCTTATCAATCTTTTTTCTCATCATTTTCCTCGTTAGCTGCGTTTTCAATTAACCAAGAAGAGCTCTGGATTTTCTCTCCACCAATGTTAAACAACACTTCACATCCGACTTGTTGACAAATGTCCCATTCAGGAATGTCCTCAGGTGCCGCTCTATCTCCACCCTTGGTAAAAAATGTCGGTTTAAGTTTTTCAATGGCACCAATTACTGTTTGGCCACCATCATCCCAAATGATAGCAGCATCAACACCACGAATACCAGCAATAATTTCAGCACGTTCTGCCTCATTCATGAACGGCTTTCCTTTTTTTCTGTTTAGGAAACCGTCACCGTTGACAATGACGACGACATGTCCGCCATCAAGATCTGCCATGTCAGCGGTCTCTAAAATACATCTAAGATGTCCGATATGTAAAGGATCAAACCCACCAGATGTCATGTATATAGGGTTTTCTGTTTGTACCCATGACTCTTTCAAGAAATCTTCTATGTTGTTGTAGACTTTCATAATTTTAAACACTCCCTAAACTTAGCTGGAAAAAGAGATGAATTAGATTTGTAGAACCTCTCGAAATCTGAATCCAGAATATACGTCACTGCTCTATCCTCGTTAGACCTGACTGACCTTCCAACAGACTGTACGATGGTCTTAGCAGTCTGAAGCGGATACCACCACTGCCACTTATTCATCTTCTTTTTAATTAGTTTGTCACCGAGGTAAGGGTACGGTACTTTACAGATAACTTGAAATCTACTTAACTCTCCCTTTAGATCAACACCCTCTGTCATTGAAGGAGAAATTAGAACAGTCGGTTTTTTAGACTTCTTGTGCTTTTCCAAGACTTCGTCCCGGTTATCAGATCCATGGATCAAGATTCTCGTGCTTCTGATATTCTTCTTAATATAGCTAGCGACCTTATACGAATGACAATGTATGATGCCTTTTTCATTCTTGTGTTCATCAATGATCTGCTTAATAGCTTGTACCATCTTAGGCAAAGTACCGTCAATAGCAGAGTACGTCATCTTTCCGATACCGGCGTAGATGATCGGCATATTCTCAACAGGAAACGGCGACTCGAGAGATATAAAAGCCATATCCTGAGAAGGGATACCGACCGACAAAGCAAACGCATCTCTATCAAGAATTGTCGCAGACATTAATACGACGTAACGACCATGATCATATAGCATTTCATTTGCATACGGTGCTACATCAATTGGTTTAAATTGTAGTTTTCTACTTGACATATTGTCTTTTGGTATGTCATTCATAACCCAATTATTTCCGTCATACAAATCTAAGAACCTTCTTAGCTTACACACATGCTTATCAAGCATCTCAAACTTTTTTGCAATTGATGCAAATTCGCCTGATCGAATTTTCTCCTTCAACCCAATGTATTTTTCCATCATCTTCTCAAGATGAGTAAGTTTTGAAACTGTTGTCTTCAAATATACATCACTGATCCATTTAATGTACTGTAGTTGCGTCATCCCATTCGGGATAGACATATTCAAGAATGACATGCAAAACTTATCAGAGATGGTGATCTCAATAAATTTGCTCAACTCTGAATCGATATTGTGGGCCTCATCAATTACCAGAACATCTCTTGGCGTAATTTTGCCAGAGTATTGTGTCTCTGCTAGAAAGTAAGGGAAGTTAGTAACTCCCTCTGTTCCATTGACAAAAGATTCTTTGGCTTTCTTATATACACAATTAAACGCGCATGACTTAAAGAACCTGCTCGATTTGTCTGCTGTCTTTAGAGCTCTTAAGCTTTCTCCACAAGAAGTTCCCTTATTGAAGTTGCAACAGTAGTTAGACGAAGATTTAATCGACTTCATGGGTCCGCTAAATCCACCAAAGTCTTTGACATACTGTTCTTGTAGAATTTTTTGAGTGGTTAAAAAGTATGCACCGGGCGCATGCTTTTCTGAACTTCCATCGCTAAGAAGTCTTGCCACTGTTAATCCAATAGCTGATTTCCCGACACCGGTACCAGCCTCGATAACCACAAACTTCTTGCCTTGTGACTTTATAGCGTCGATTGAAAATTCTATAGCTTGAAGCTGCTGATCTCTAATTGACTTATACGGAAATTTAGAAATAATTTCTTGATTCATGCACTACTCCTGATGCTATATTGTAATAGCAGGGCAAAGCATGTTCAGAAAGTCAGGATTAGAGAATCGATAAGTTCGATGGTTTCCGAGGTGCTTTCAACTTTAAAGGACCGATTGTCAGAAATTAGCTTCTCATAGATGTGCCAATCGTTCCCCCCTGGATCACAGCGGTCGCCGGCGAACCATATATCATGATCAGGGTAGTGCTTTAGAGCGTATGTTTTATCCCATCCAGTCGGGTATATATCAAAACTAGTTGTACCCCCAAGAGCAACAGTCACGTCGATACCATCTTCTTTAAGTAGGGAAGACAATTGTGAACAATACTTCTCTCTTATTCCTTCTTGCTGATCCAAAGAGGTCCACGCGCTTCTTTGTTCTTGGCCGGCTAATCTCCCTATTGGACACCAGTTTAATAACGAGCCCCTGTATTGAAAGAATGTACCGGTAAAAGGAAGGTTCGGATAGTCGGTAGTGATAGCAGTCTGCCAGCTCATACATCTAGAAATAATCTTATTGTATACAGCCTGACCAATTTCCTTAAGCATATCAGCTTCAGAGACAAGTACGTAATTGTTGGAGCTGTTTGACGAATAGAATTTTGTACCGTTGCAAGGTAGAACATCTAGCCTATTGACTGGAACCCCACCGATATCAAACGCTCTTCCCATCTGCTGCATTACGTAATCCATGTCTGATCCGGTCACGATACCAACTCTAGAGTGCTTGGTGAGACGTATTAAAGCAGCTATCATATCATCTTCTATTGGCTCTCTAGCTGGTGTCAGAGTACCGTCCATGTCAAACAAGACAATTTTTTGTTTCGCAGTCATCGTTTATTATGCTTCCTTCTATACTTATTATTAATAAAGATCCCATTGCGGAGCATTTGACAAATGAGAAAGTTAATCATTCAGCTGCTACTCTCGATTACGGCTTTATTCTTTCTGCTGTCTGGTTGTCTCAACATTAAAGTTCCGAATAAAATTATAAGAACAACAGACAATACTGTAATCAAAAAAGAGAACTCATACTTCCCCATAGAGTCATTTGTCATGACAACACAAGAGTTTGTTTTTTCAATCTCATGCGAAAATGATAAAAGCGAAGGGTGTGTAGAAGGAATCTTGGGAAGTCAAACCAGCATGGGTTCAGGGTTTATTTTAGAGACCTCAAGTAAAGATGAATATATCGTTACAGCAGGTCATATATGCATGCCTCCAAAGATGCCAATGGTACCCGGGCCATTAGCGTCAAATCTCAGGGTGGCTTACAGGATAAGCTTGACTACAGGATTTGGCAGAGAAGGACGAGGAGAGATTGTTGCGATCGATACAAACAATGACATATGTCTCCTCAAAGCGAACAAGGACTTAGGACCCGGTTTAGAGATAGCACAAAAGGACATGATGCTCCATTCCAAAGTATACAACATGGCCAACCCAGCTGGGCTATCTTCTCCGTTAGCAGTTCCTGTTTTCGATGGTTACTATATCGGTGATATATCGATGATAAGTCTATTCACAGTGCCGGCGGTAGGTGGCTCAAGTGGTTCTCCGATAATGAACCACAAAAATGAAGTTGTCTCCATTGTGTCAGCGGCAGCTGTTAGGTTTGATGAATACGCTATTGGACCAAAGACTAGATCAATAAGAGAATTTCTATTAGCTCATCTCCCTGATGATTCTTAACATAACGTTTTCTATTAACGAATCAAGTTTGGTAACAAGCTGATCGTGTAGGTTTAGAGCAAACGTTCTTGCCTCTTGGTCGGTCTTAAATGTCTTAAGGCCTGAGTCATAACTCAACTCTTTACACGAAACGTTTGCGTGCACATCTCCCCAAGCCCCGGGATAAATCTCAACACTGATTCTTGGATCGTTAAAGTGAGTTATAGGGTTTGGGTCAAGAGTCTTATAGTTGCTTCCTATCCCATTTTCATTTACTTTGGCCATGACTTTAATTATTACGCTACTTTAAACATAATCATGGTAGCGAAGAGTCAAGTCTTCATAAGGAAGATCACTATCCCGCGCAAACTGTACGGTCATTACCTTACTTACCTTGTTCAGCTTAAGAAAGTCAATAATTACTTCTTCCTTAAAGCTTCCTGTATCACATGTGTTCTCGTAATAACTCTTAATAGCAGTTTTTGCGCAGTCTAAATTAGCAAATGCCCCAATAATTCTTGAGCCATCCCATCCCTTCACGGTAACAACAACACTATCATAGTGGGTATCAGGTATATGTGTCATCAGGCCTCATATACAAACACATCATATGAATCTAAAAACGTGATCAGAGTCATGTTTAGTAACTCTTTTTCTGCAATAAGTCGAGGGTCGCTTTCTTTAGAGTGCTCTAGTTGAGTATCAACAACCTTGATTCTATCAAGCAATCTACGAAGCTGCGAATGAAAAACAGCATGCTCGGCGAACATGAGAAGATTATAATCTGCTTCCTCAAATGGGGTCAAGGTAACCTCCTTTGCTCCCAAAATGCTCGCGATGTCTCTCATATCAACTCACTCCTCATTTAGATATAATTCTAACGAGTAGTAAGATATTGTTCACCCATTACGCTGCTGAAGAAGATAGACATAGTTCTCGTGAGTATCAGCCAGTCCTCCGAGCATATTGTCCATACCATAGCTAAGTACTCCCATATCTTCTAGAACTTGTGCGGTTCCTTCAGTTATCTGGACTAAAGCCTTAGTATATTCAAGAGCGAGAGCAGCAAGCCTCTCAGCTGGTAGACCTACAGGAGATTCCCACTCACCAAGAATAAGCATAGCGTCTCCCATAATCTTCATAGGGCAAGCAATAGACTCATCCTGAAGTACTCCGAGACCCTTCTCTACCACTCCGTCGACGGAGCCTTGTACCTCTTCATAGATCTTACCATAAAGCTCTACATGGTCACCAGCAAAGGACGGACCACTAACTACATTGTGCGCGCCGTGCATCCAAAGATGGTAAGCTCTAAGGAACCCAACATACGCACCAAGTACTTCGGATGGTGCCGGCATCATAAGATCATCAAGCTCTACGTGAGCATCAACTTCAACATTGTCTAGTTCAGCGCCACACGAACCGCAGCATTCTTTCAGTCTCATGATTCATCTCCTTGTTCCATACGTCTAATTTTGTAATCAAGATAGTGGTATACTTTACCGATGTTATCTGCAGCGACAGCGATCTTTGATTGTACCCATTCTGGTAGATCATCATCGTCAAGCAGTTTATCATGCAGTGATTGAGAATAACGAGCGATCTTGTCAAGTTGAGATTTTGACATGCGACCCTCACCTTCACCGTAACCGAGTTGTCGAGGCTGTTCAGGTCCAACCACAAGATCATCTAGTGTAAGCTGCTCTGAGATAATTCTTCTAAGTTGTTGTTTTGTGATCTTCATGATTTCTCCCTATCGCATGCCAGACTTTGCGTCTTCAAAAGCTGCGCTTATCAAATCGACCGCTTCACTATCAGAAGCCCCGACGTCCGAGTGTTTCTCCATTAGGGCATTTAGCCTTTTTCTTGCATCACTCATAAACAAGGCAACTTCGTCAAGCAATGCGTCAAACTCTGCTTCTACTGACGATCCAGCATCGTTGTAAAGACCGTACTCACTCATACCAAATTCGTCGAACGATTCTTTGATGATTCTTCTAAGTTGTCTCTTGGTGATTTTCATGATTTAATCCTGTCCTATGTATCCGCGAGTGGAGACTTTTTCGCCGACCTTCTTGAGAAGCTCTGCGGCTGTTGGGCCGGTAGCTGAAGGGCCTGAGTTAAGGGCAGCTTCGATAGCACTTTCTGGATCGTCAAAATCCTTCCCTATACGACCAGAGATCGTATTGTTAAAGTTACCCCCAACTCGAGCAGTGTATTTACCATCAGGGAGGAGGTATACAGTAATACCTTGATCGCTTTGACCACCAGCATTGTACTTGTAGCTCTGGTATTCTACGAACCACTTACCTTCTCGGCCCTTAATAGGACCCTGCATTTTGTCAGCATAGGGAGCAATCAGAGGGTGGCTTAGATCAGGAAACACTCCATCTTGACCCATTGCTTCTTGTAGAATATTTCTAATCTGTGTTCTTGTGATCTTCATGATTACCCCGCCGTGTGTCTATAATAATCTACAATAATCTGGAGTCCATCACTGGAGACTTTCGATGTGTAGACTCCAGATAGAGCTGCCATTGAGCCACCTGCTTCCCGAACCTTAGCATCCCGGGTTTTAAGAAGATTAATATCTGCTTCTGGAACAGGCTGCCCGTCTTTTCTGGCGTATACAGTCTTCTGCCTAACATCCCCGCGGTAGCGACCATAAGGGTAGCTAGTGTCATCAGAAATAACGTCATAGTCTCTATTTAACAATTCAACGGCTCGCTTATTTGCGTCTATACCACTTTCTGCCATGATAGCTTCCCTGATGATCTTTCTAAGTTGTTTGTGCACAACACTTTCCTCAAAGAGCTCTGGATGTTTCTTCTTGATCTCGGCGTCGGACATACCAGAAGCACGCATTCTGGCAATCTTGACATCTTCGAAATCGTTCTTGCCGTCCTTGTTCTGATCCTTTGCCTCTGAATAGCGCTCAATTCTAGAACCAACAGGAACGTCAGCTGCTTCTACATCGCTGAGTGAATCTATACTGTAGGGGATCTGCTTTGCGCCAGGACTTAACGGCGCGAGGTAATCTAAAATTTGAGTTAACTCTTCGTCGTCATATGCGATCTCTGACTGGGGTTGACCGTTGATGGAGTAACCAACCACAACAGGAAATTCAGTCTCTTCTGGCCGGGGCTGTTTTAGATCTCCAGGCCTTGAATGAGCCTGCATCTCTTGGATACGCCGCCGGACCTCTGCGACAATAATCTCTAGAGTCTCTGGACTCGCAACGTTCGATTCACCACCAGTGATCTTAGAATGGTCGAGGTCGTGGACGAGGTTTTCTCCGCCGGCCCAGGCATCTTCCGTAGCCTCTAAGTCTTCAAGCTTTTCAAGCTCAATCTCGAGCTGTTCAGCAATGATCTTTCGAATCTTGTCTCTTGAGTTGCGCATATAAAAAATCTCCCGTGCGTAGATACTAATAGTAAATATAATCTAAGGCTGTGTATTGCTGGTCAGCAGCGGCATTATCTGCCACCTTTTGGGAGATCGCGCTGTATAAAGTTCGCCGGGAGAGAAGAGAAAAATACCAGTAGAGAGATTTTCTGAATCGTCTATCTTTTTCTTTACCGTGTAGAGGCGCCCAGCGAGACTTCTTGCCTCATCCCAAGTAGAGCATGCTCCGACGCACGTCTCCTTATTGACACTGGCATCTTTGTACCAGACGCAATAGAAAGACGAGACCATCAATCTACTAGAATGCCTGCTAGCTTACGCCAACGTGCAAGGTCAGCTGACTCATTCAAATCATCATTACCAACGCTCTCAGGAATAAGCTGGAATCTGTGAGCAAGACGATCGCGGTTAGGAAGCTTGTCCCATCGAACAAGGTGATCGAACTCATGGTCTCCATGACCGACGACTTCACCGGCGCCCCATTCAGGGTGCGTAACACGAGTGCCGACAGGTAGTCGCTCAGCATCGCCCTTTGGCATGGGCATGGCAGCGTCCATCTCGTCTAGCTCATTGTGCTCGCCTTCTTCGTGTGCTTCTTCATTTAGCACTTCCATGATCAGATTTCTCAACTGGGTTGCATTGATTTTGTTGGACATTTTGATTTCTCCATCCTGGTTGTTTTTCTAAATATACAGCATCATCGCTCTGTTGCTTGATTGATTTTACGTACATGTGCAACCAGACAGCAACTATTATAGATATTACAGCGAACGTCTTGTTGATCTTCTTGATTCGCTCCAACACGACCCATCCGCCTCCTCCTCAACGATTACAGCTCTATTATAATAGTCAAACCCACGTTGTTACCTTTCCCACCCTCATACAATGGCACCGCCGGAGAGTGAAGTGGGTTTTCTCATTTATCGGCGCGTCGGCGCCGGACACACGCGTTTTTTTGGAAACAGTGAATAACGCGGGACGCGTTTTCGGCACACCCACTTTTTGCGTTTCATGGGTGCATCCTCGCGCCGAAGGCGTGCCTTCTTGCTCGGATCGCACTCCAAGAGAAATCACAATACATCCAGTCACCATACTTAAAGGTAGATCGGTTGTGAAAGGATACCCTATGGATATGGGTTTTGAATTAACGGTCTATGCTATTGCCATCATGATCACCGGGGGACTTGCCTTCGTAGTGCGGAGCGTCATCACAATTGACAAGGCGCTCAAAAAGCAAATGAGTGAAATACAGGCGCAGATATCCAGAATCATGATGTCAGATCCAGATAGAGACTCGGAACTCAAGGGAGAAATTGACTTGACTCACCCGCGAACAGGTGAGAAGCTCCGTGCCAAGGCACGCTTCAGAGTCATCTCCAGTCGTCCCGGGACTCGCCGACCTTAGACTCAATCATGTCTCGAGACCGCGGGTCTCAGAGGGTCACTTGTGACCTACAACCTCGGCCCATGAACCCCACTCTTTAGCGCCGTCTCCGTCGTCAATGATCATGCAGTGTTGCATGATGCGTTCGTCAACATCTTCAGCGGTACCGGTCTCAGACCAGAGAACAGTCCAGACTTGACGTCGCTGTTGCCGGACTTCAGTCCAGTAGCGATCCGTGCTCGTGACGAGCCCGTGACCCAAGTGCGGATGAACGATGATGCACCCAACAAGGTTCCGGTGCAGAGCACCGCGCGGGGAGAATACAGTTTCCTTTGCCATATCGTTAAGTATACGCTCTAGATAATCGACGTTAACACAAGGTAATCGACGAGCCGGTTGGCGGGCCAGCCAGTTTGCAACTCACCCGTGTTCCATAGGACGCTACAGACAATGATGTAATCGGGACGATGCGTGCTTTGGCGCGTCGCAAATGCGGGTTCGGTCGTGACAGCAGTGATCAGCCCCGGGCCGTAGACCGGATGGTCAACAAGTGAGCCAATGATAACATCAGAATAGCGTGAGTCGGTGTCCATAACATTTAAGTATACTAGCAGGTCACGGGCTGCCGGCAGAATGCACAAGCAACAGCACGTTCATATCAACATCCTTGAACATATCACCCGAGGCCCAGAGGACGTCTACAAACCGAGTACATGAATTAGAAAAGCGAGACTCACAAACCCGGGTAACAAGACCGAGTCCCATTGCTGTACCCAGTAGATCTCCGTCAACGCAGACAATGTCTCCCACACCGATCACGAATATGCCTTCCTGATTTGGGCGATCGATTCGATCGAGAACCGACCATCCGGCCAAAGGACTTCATAGCGGACCCATTCACCCGAATACTCCTCTAGACCAGATGCTGCATCTCGCATCCATAGAGCTTCCCCCATTTCGAAGTCATCTCCCTCTCCAAACACCATACTCAAGAGTTCACGAGGTTCTACCCGCCTGATAACGAGTCCTGGGTAGGGATCGGTGTCTTCCTGCTCATGAACCCGGACCACTGTGTCTCCCGCGCCGATGCTGAGCTTGCTATGGTGCGTCATCTCGAACTCTCTGAATGTGGTGTTCAACGATGTGATCTGGTCGACCCGATGCAATGCCGTCTCTGAACCACTGGACTGTGTACCACATGTGAGGGTCTGCCCATTCGTTACGCTGTGAGTCGGGGTCTGGGTACTTGACACCTACAATAAGACCCACTGCATCTCTAAAGACGTGACCGGAGTTGGCGCCGCCGATCGGTGGAGCCCACTGGACAATGTCTCCTACTTTGAAGTCTCTGTTTTGTCTTGCCATGGATTTCGATCCTCTGTGACTCGTGTTATCTCATTGTTGAAGACGTGCTCTTGAGTGATGCTGGGTTGTCCATCTGGGTAGAACCACTGCACAACATAGCGGACTCGCGGGTTGGGCACTCTGAATCCGGCGCCTCGAGGTTTGATATCTACTCGCGTCACGATTCCCACGCGAGAATCGCTGTGGAAGCGGGGCCAGCCCCACCGGACCAGATCTCCGACCTCTATGAGCTTACTTGCGGACATATCCATATCCTTCCAATGTCAACATCCATCCACCGCATGGGGTCTTGCACCAGAGGTGGTGAGCGTACCGGCGACCTGAGCTGTAGATCGGGTTGGTGAAGTACCGAGTATAGTGCCCTTTGCTCCATACCTTTCCGCGCTCCTGGCACAAGTGCTTTGTGACATCCGTGTACCGCGCTCCTGGGTTATCGAATAGATAGTTGGCAATGATGTGGAGATTGTTCATGTGCTCTTCTTTCGTTTTCTTTAGTACCGCGTTGAGTCTCTCTCTTGGGGTACCCTTTTCGTTTTCAAAATTTCCCGAGAATTTTTTTTGGGATTTTGGGCTTTTGGTTTTCAAAATCGCTCCGAAAAAATTTTTTACCGCGCTTAGGCATATGCCCTCCAGAAAGGCCCACTGAGTAGGCTCCAGGGGGCCACCAGAAGGGGCCAAAAGGGGCCTGTTTTCAGGGGCCCCCGATGGGGCCATCTGGGCCACTTTTTCTCGCTCGGAGTGGGGCCCCTCTGTACATTTTACCAGGCCTGTTTACCAGCCCCCCTCTATACAGGAACTCAAGGCCGAACAACTCTCCGGACCCGGACACGCTTCGGGGGTAGAGCTTTCCGAATCCGGGTGATCATCCCGGCATCTGGTTCGTACCCCCGACGCTCTGCCGCTTCAAGCAGGTCTCTATATAGAGTCAGCATCTCTCTCTCGTTCCAGTCTCCCTCTAGCTCTATGTTCGGCGGAGGCTTGTATAGAGGTACCACTTCTTCGCTGAGCTGGATGAGATACGTCATGCAGTTTGTGACGTGCCACTCTACGTTCTCTATATCTGTATCAAAGGCAGACATCTTGTCCCAGTCCTCTATCCAGAACATTCTGGCAATGTCTACTTTTTCTTCGTCTACTTTCATGTGATGCTCTCAAAATCTGTTTTTACTAGCGGCGGAAGCTCTCCACTGATCATGCCGCCATGTGCTTCAATACACATCATAACTGTATCAGCTGGTACCCAACCGTATACTGTCCCCGTTGGATCCTCCGGGGTCTCAGCGTATTCGTGGAGGTAGTAATCATATGAGGAGGGGAAACCTACCTCTACCGCAGTATAGGGTCCCTGGTCGTCACGTGGAGTACAGTAGCTGCGTTCACTTGCCTGTACACTCATGGAGAATCCATCAGCACATTCCACTCGTTCATTTGCCTTCTTAAACTTCATTACGCCTCCTGCAGACTCTTTGGCCAAGTCATCTTTACGATGACGTCCTTCTTGTAGTTGAACATCCAGTCCTGAACTGCTCCGTCAGGGGTAACCACCCAAGCTCGGGGCAACCGGCTCGGACCCGGGTCAGGAGCGTAGCCATCAGTCAGGATGATGTACCCGTCGAACTCCCGCTTGTGCTTTCCAGCGTGCTCGGTCGGAGCAGCGAAGTCCGTACCACCGCAGCGAGTCCGGTTGGCGGGGTGACCCTTACGCTTCCA